TGTTTCCGTTTTGGAGCGGAGTGTGAAACGAAGTGAGACCACGCAATATATCAGATAGTGTGACCCGTAAATGGAAAAGTGTGACCCGAGTGTGACCACGCGGTGACAAAATTAATACGAATGTGTGACCGGAGTGTGATGCCAGTGTGACGTCACTGTGACGTTTTTATCTATAATATAGGCGAAAATTAATGCTAGTGTGATGTAGACGTACGATTAAGTGCGTCTATTTTTTTTGCCCAAAACGGTGTCCGTTTCGGAAAGTTATTACGCATCTATAAGCGAAGGGCGAAAAAATTTCGATATTGATGTTGCAAAAATGACGATCCCTGTGGGGTTGTATAAGTGAAAGTGAAAAAAAAATGATAAATGTTATTGGAGGGATGAGTATGGGTGTGCCTTCTCAGTTTGATTATAGTCAGCTAGATGGAAAAATATCTGCTTTCCTCAAAGAAAAAGAAGTTGTTATGAAAGAAATTGTTAACCGAGCATACACAGAACTTGGCCGGGAGCTAAGAGAAGCTCGAAGTGTACTTTCTAAGAATGGGTATGGATGCTTCAGGCAGTGGACAGAGTCGATTGGATTGAAAAAAGATGCTGTAAATCGTTTAATACAACGTTACGAATTAATTGTCGCATCGTGCGACGAACAAGCGTCTCTTCTCGAAGACCTTCCCGTCTCACTAACGTACGAAATCGCACGCCCATCCGCAGAGTCAACCGAACCAAAACGCCAGGCCAAACAGGCGGTCCTAAATGGCGAAGTTAAAACGCTAAAGGAGTACCGGGAACTATTGGCGGAGAAGGAGGCGGCTGAGGCAGCGCTCAAACAAGCCGAACGGGAAGCGGATATCCTGCGCGACAAACTCGAACGAGTTGAAGATGCCGAGCCTGAAATTCGGACGGAATACGTCGAAGTTAAAACGCCCGATCCGGAACTGCTCGCTGAAAATGAACGATATAAAGAATTGTTCGGAGACATTTCGATGTATGAAGGGCGAACAACTCGCGTGACTAACGGAGACGCTATCACGTACACCGTATACGAGTTTTCCGAAGATGTGCGTAAGTTTGTGGAAAAGTACGGTCATTTGACGCATTTCTCTCGGGAATTTAGCGAAATGATTGACGAAGGCAAAGAAGAATATAGGAAAGCGATTCATGCGATGCAGACGCTTATGAAGTCGATTCAAGGTGCCATGGACGAAAAAGAAGCAATCATTATAAACGGATAAAGGAGCGATTTAAATGTTGACAATCAAAAACGTAAAAGACGGTGGAGTGGCTTATATTTTCGGAGCAGAATACGCAGGAGTTGCGAAGGCGATGTTTCCTCGATTCGCTGAGAAATTGTTGGGCGGCGAAGAAAATGTGGCATTGCCGGAACCAAAGAAACAACGCACACTGGCCGATGTCAAGAACGCCGTAGATAAATCGCAATCTGATACTCGTCTATGTCGTTCGTCAAAATTGACGGGAAAGGCGCTTCACCGAGAGATTTCACAAGTAATGTTTCGCGCAGAGACTTTATTCGGGCTTAGTAGAAGGAAGGTATGGGGCGAGCTGTACGAAAAGCTACGTCAAGAAACAGGCGTAGATCCTAAAAACGTCAAAAGAAGCACAACGAAAGGAATACAGGGAGGCCCTTCGAAACTAAGCACGTATTTAAAAGACGGTTACGGTCAGCGCTTAGTAGAAATCGCCTATGAAATCTACGACAGATATGAGGCGAGATCATGACAAACGAACATCAACGACTTGTCTCAGTCGAATCGCAGTCCGAATATAATCTGACGTCTGGCAAGTCCGAAACGCGTATCTTCGTTAAAATGTACGTCGATGCTGTTAAGAAAGGACTAATCGCGGACATCGGAGCCGATCGTTGGCAGACGTTATGCGTCCTCTCGTCGTTCATGAACGAAAAGGGCGAATGTTACCCGACGCAGGATCAGATCGCTAAGGCGCTGAATGTGCGAAGAGAGGCCGCAAACAAACGTATTAAGGCTCTTTGTGATTATCGTTGGCAAGGGCGTCCGCTAGTCGTAAAGCAGAAGACGAGAGACCCGAAAACGCAGCGATGGGAAAACACGCGATACACGATCATGCCGATCAGCCAGCTTGCGATTTTTGACGGAAGTTCAGAGGAATTACCGGAGCCACGTGACGAGTAACCACACATGGCTGATCCATATATGGCTAGACAGCACACTAACAAGAACCATCTTTTAACTAGAGCCATTAATAACTAGATAAATAATAGCGCTCATATACATTCGCGCGGATATTCTTAATAAAGATACATCGCGATAAATGAATATCTGCAAGAGTGAGCGAATGCGAACGATTGCTAGGTCTTATAAATAAACGGAAGGGATTGCGAAAGTATGAACGATAGGACGATTCTCAAGGGTATGATCGAAATTTATCAAAACGAATTTATGTGCGGATACGACGGACCTGATAAGGATGAGCTGCGTATTATCTTCTTAGAGCTAATCGTACACGCTACGCAATATATTAACGACTTTAGGTACTGTAGTAACCCGAAATGCCCGTGCGGTCCGGAGTTTGGCATCGGAAAGCTCATGCGCAATCACGGGCAGAAAATAAATTCTGTACTATTCGGCGGTGAATTCGGACTAAGCGAAGTTCCGATGCGACCGATTCGCGACTTTCTCAATCAATTTAATAACGAAGGAGATGACGAAACTCATGCCGATTGAAATCCCGATTTCCCCCGACTACAAACTTACGTCAGACGAACGCAATATCATCGTCAATGAACGTTATTTCACGGACCCAACGAAAGCGCCGAACTGGCCGAAGCGGATCGCCGAAAATCCCGACTTAGATCCGTCACCAATCGCACGTTGGCGAGAGATCGCGTACTTACCATCCGTTGATCGCGCAATCGAGTTCGTCATGGATCGGCGGATAAAATTATCCGACGCCAAGACGCTGGAAGATCTCGCACGAATTATACGGGAATTTCGCGGGGAATTAGCGGCTTTGCTGACGATCGAGGGTAATCGTAAGGGCTGACGTTAAAACGACGGAGAGGAGGCGAAAACGTGGCGGATGATACGAGACGAATCGCAGATCTTACCGTTATAGAACGTGAGAAATTAGCTGGGATTGCGCGGGATAACACTAAGCGAGGTGAAAACGGTCTAACAGTCATCGAAAAAGATGACGAATGGAGAGACGGGGATTAATAAAGCGGAATGGAGGCGTTAAAATGACGGACGAAATCGCAGACCTACGTTCTGAGATCGACAGATTGACGAAGGAAAACGAAATATTAATCGGGGAACTTGCGGCAATTCGCGATTTAATGCCTAGCGAGTATGGTTTCGAAGAAGGAGTGCTCGAATATGCGGCAGCTTATCCGGAGGGCGTAAGAGACCTCGTAAAGCAAACGATCGAGCGGATGCAGGCTTCCGATGAATTCCACAAATATCTATACGAAGAATGCGACGAATACAACGTTAAACTTATTAAAATGCTCGCGGATTGCTTGCCAGCTTTGGACGAAAGTAAGACGGACTATACGGAATTATCTAAAGAGATCCGGGAGATATACGAGGCATTCTCAGTATAAGGAGGACGAACGATATGACTTCTAAATTAACGAAAGACCAACTCGAAGCGATCCGCCTAAGATACGAAAGATCATCTGGAGGGTATTGGATGGTTGAAGACGGGTGTTACGTCTGCGATGTGTCCAATACAAGAAAAGTGAACGACGGAGAAGATTATGTAGGTAGTGTAGTTATCGCTGATTGCGTAAAGGGGGAAGATGCAGAATTTATCGCTTTTGCTCACGATGAAGATATTCCTCGTCTTCTAAGTCACATCGAATACTTAGAGGAGCGATTAAAAAAGCTTAGTTTGAAATATAGCGTCGCGAATGATCTATTAAGTGATTTACATGAATACCTAGAAGACACTATTTATTGTTATGATGCTATTTATTACGAGTTAAGTAGCTATTTGAATGCCGAAATGGGTGACGAAGATGACGACGACAGATAAACCGGTATCCAAATGGAATACGCGCGACTTTCAGGCGTACTTAAAAGTGGAGCATGAGCGGCTGTACGGTGTCCCTTACGTTCCGATGCGCGGATGGCAGGCCGAAGCGGGAATGCTCGGTCGTTGGGTCGGAACGAAGCGGAAGCCTGGCGAATACGGACCGGAAATAACGAAGCGATTCATCGATCTATGCTTTGCGCAATATAGGCCGACGGCAGATTGGCCGGGCGTCAGCTTCGGATTTATGCAGAAGTGGATGGGACGAAATTTGCAGCGGGCAGTGGCGGAAATCAGGGCCGAAGCAGCGGCGCAACAAAGGCGGGAGCAGCAAGCGGAAATCGGCGACGACTTTTATTAAACGGAGGGATTGCGAGATGACTGAAACGAAAAAGTATGTGCGGATTTTGAAGGCGCCAAATAAATCTAGTTGGTATGCGAATAAAATCGGTCAGGTGTTTGAAGTTGATCGCGAAGGATACACATATTTAATACGAAAAGGACCGCACCACCTGACGGCAATTCGAAAAGAAGACGCCGAACTCATCGTCACAGAAAAGCGGCCGGCCAAGGTTGGCGAGAAGGTTTTAATCCTCGACGATTTCAACGAACCAAGGTACATGCTTCACGATGAAGTTCCGGTTATTGATGGTGGCGATAAACACGGAGTTGCAGTGCGAAAGCTGGGAGAATGGCCGATATATTTAAACAACGAGCAATACGAAGTAATCGTAAATAACGAAGTTAAAAACGAGAAGGCTGACGAAATGAAAATTGATTTGGACGCAATGGGATACGATGAGCTAATCGCACATGGAGAAGCTGTTTTGACGGCGATCCAGCTTCGTTCATATAACGAAGGATATAAACAAGGAAAGTTCGATGCGGAAATGGATACGACATATATGCGGCCGCAGGAAAAGAGCGCACAAGAACGACGTGATGAAATCGTTGAGCAGGCGAAGGCGGATATCGCAAAATTGGCTCCAAACGGGGTGATTAAGCGCCCAATCGGTGAATGTGACGCTGAATTTATAGTCAACCGCAATAAGCGTACCGTTGTCGTATTAATTAAAGGGAGGTATTCCGGCAGAGTCTACGTAAAAGGAATTGCCAAGGCCGCACCGGACGACTGCTTCAACGAGCATATCGGCAAAGCTATCGCTCTCCATCGTGCACTTGGTATCGAAGTACCTGACGAATATCTTAATGCACCTCAGCCGACTAAGGTTCGTGTGGGGGATGTTGTCGGTTATTTCGAATTTAATGAGGTCGCGGATTATTACGGAAAAATTGTGGATGTAAGCGAAGATAGGGTTTTTTATAAGGATGGAGGATTCGATTATTTACCTACAGTAACGGAAGGGATTGATGAATACGGAGAAGAGTCGTTCTTAAAAATCGTCGATGACAGCCGGACGGAGGTGGGCGGTTAATGGAAGTACATGTGAAACTGAATGAACACGAGATTATGCAGGCCTGTATCGAATATTTAGATAAACGGGGTTACGTTCTTAAAACATTTAGTCTGCGGGGTAATCACGTAACAGGCGATGTTGAACGTAAGAAATAACGAAAGGAGTGGGCGAATGATTGACGTAAATAAGTGGAATAACCTCGGAAAATATTTGCGCGAAACTAATGGCGTTGAGTGCCCTTATTGCGGAAGCAAAGAGAGATTTCCGAAAGGCGAAGTACCTGAATACGTTTACTGCGAAGGGTGTTATCGAAAATACTTGTGCGAAGAGGTGGTCGAATGAGCATCGGACATTTGACGTTTGGAACGCCGGAATACGTTGAGGCTACGAAGTTGGCCGAACGACAAGGAAAAACGGACGAATTGATCGATAAAATCGAGGCTTTGACGGAAGAGCTTCATTCTAGCGACTATTACATTGGTTCTTATGAGCAACGCAGAAGAGTCAATTTAATAACGCATTTTCTTGCGGAATTGATCTAACGAAAGGAGTGAACGCCATTGACTAACGAAAGAAACTGCGTCCTGGCTAACGGATGCAAAGCGGCCGGCACGACCGCCTGTACCCGCCAATGCCCGCACTTCATCGCCCTACATGGCGCGTCTGGCAACGGCGGCCGGTCTGCGGCGGCAGGCTTATCGCGTGACTACCGGCTTACCACGCTCGCCAATTCGCCTACCCGTACGAGTCAGCCGGAGGTATATAAATCGATGGAGAACTACGTCAAGACGTTCGAGCGCCAATTTGAGCAAACGGAAGGCTATATCGAACCGGCTGACCGGATCAAGTCGTTGTATCTCTACAGCGCGAACTCCGGCACCGGCAAGACGACGACAGCGGCGGCGCTCCTTAACGAATGGCTGCGCGTCCATTATAGCGGATCTTTGCGGAGAGGTTTAACGCCGTTACAGCGACCGGCCTATTTCCTCGACGTGAACGAATGGCAGACGGAATTCAACCTCGCAACCATGACGAATGATGAGGACGGTCTGGCGGAATTCAAACGAAAGATGACGGTGGCGATGTCGGCTCCTTTTGCGGTGCTGGATGACGTAGGAGTACGGGATTGTACGCCGGCATTTCGCGGCTATCTTCACGCAATAGTTAACGAAAGAGTAACGAACCAGTTGCCGACGATTTATACGAGCAACATCGCGATCGAACGGCTGCCGGATGTTTTCGGCGAGCAACGTCTAACGGACCGTATTCGTGATCTGTGCCGCGTGATCGAGTTCGAAGGAGAATCGAAAAGGGGGCTGCGGAGATGAACTTCTTCAGACGAAAGCGAGAGCAGTCGCTATGTTTCCATGAATGGAGAGTGCGGGATTTTTGTATAGAGTACGACTATAGTGGCGTACGTCCTGATCCTATCGAATTCTATGAAATCGGTTGTCAAAAGTGCGGAAAAAGTCGCCACATCGATCAATATCAATTTTCGCGAATGTGTAGTGCCGGTATGATTGTGAGGGATGCGTAAATGAAAGCCGACATCACTTTCGGAGACCTAGTCGCAGTTGACGGATACCCGGACCGTATTTTCTACGTTGATGCGCGGCGGAAAGTCGAAGAGGAGGACGATACCGGCGTCTCCAATTACGTCGAGTTCGATCTGACGGACGCAATCAATGGCGAATGGCTTGTCGCTGATTCGAGTGACTTGCGGTTGGTCTGCCGCAAACAGTACGCCGAACGATTCCTTGACGATTTTGATTACGAAAATTATCCGGATCCGGAGGGAACGGCGTTTCATTTTGCGGAGTTACCAAATGAAGATCTTGTAACTAAGATTCGCGAAGGAATCGAAAAGGCGTGGGGTGAAATGACGAAAAAGCAAGCGAAAGAGAAAACGAAGAAAATCGATGAGCTGCTCGATGAGTTAAACGATTACAAGCGTCTGGAAGCAATGTACGGTGATGCGGAATATAAGGCGAAGCAGGACGAGGCAAAGGCGAAATTAAAGCGGGAGGTCGAGCTGTGATGAGAGAGATTAAATTTCGAGGTAAACCGATTGAGGATTATGGTGATATTAAATGGTTTTATGGCGGCATCGACTTAAACCATGATGACAAATTAGCTTATATCAGTACGCCTTATAACGGTCATGTACCGGTAGAGTGGGAATCAATTGGGCAATACACCGGATTGAAGGACAGACAAGGCAATGAGATTTACGAGGGGGATATTATTCATTGTGTTCACTGGTTCTTTGATGGAAACGAAATAGAAGAACACTTTACTGCTTCAGTCGGATTTCGGGATGGATCATTTACTTTGGAGAATATTAATAGCCGTTATTATTCAGATTATACAGCGGAAGAAAACGGGAAAGGTATTTGCTGGATCGGGGATATAAATTACTGCGAAGAAGATTATGAAGTCATCGGCGACGTATACCGAAATCCTGATCTATTGGAGGCGGCGGAATAATGTACCGTCTACTCTATCCGTTAAAGTGGACGTTTGCTGCGCTAGATTGGTCGTTTTATTACATCGGTGTCGCTGCGGATTACATTTCGGGCATATTCGAAAGTGCAGCCGACAATTTCCGTATTCGTATCGAAATCGCGGAACAGCGGAAAAGAGGCGTGCGAGTGATTTACGTTAAGAGAGTGAGGAGGGATCGCGGATGAACTACGGTGTTTTAATGCTATCGAAAGTGATCGAACAGAACGAACCGAACGCGCTGCTGCGCTTTAATATTACCGCCGAGGATCTGCCGACGGAAGGCGAACGCAAGGCACTCCGTTATATCACGGAATATGCGGAGAAACACGGAGGCCGGGCGCCAACTGCCGAAATGGTGGCGAATGAGGTTCCGGACTTCCAGCCGGATTTTAATATCGAGGCCAGCTACGATTACCTTGCGGAGAAATTACGGAATCAAGCGGCTTTGCGTGCCTTTTCCGAAGTTGTTAACGGTAAAGGAGACGGCGAATCTGAATTTATGAAACGGTGGGAGAGCGCACAGAATAATCCAGAAGAATTTTTTACGTGGTTGACGGAGCAGGCCGAAAGGTTTAAAATGAGAACAAACGTTCGAGATACAATCGGTATCGATATAAAGCGAGATATCGACAAATTCAAAGCCGAATACGAAAACCGCAAGGCTGGCGAGTCTTTCCGGATCTGGCGCAGCAAGTTCGATTTTATCAACCGTGCTATGGGCGGCTATGTTTCATCGAACGTATACGTCATTTATGGGAAATCCGGCCGGGGAAAATCGGCTATTGCGCTGGAGGAAGCGATTAATTGCGCGATGCAGGGGGCGAACGTATTAATATGGTCGATGGAGATGGGATGGTACGAAGTTCTCGTCAGGCTCTACGTTTCGATTTCGGCGAGCGTTGGCGTCGCAAAGGCTACTCTTGACGGCGTCGATATTGAGACCGGATTTAATTCGCGCGATGTCCGCCAAGGTAAGCTATCCGACGAATTTGAAGCCGGCTTTATGGAGTTCCTCGATAAAATGAACGAACTGATTCCGGGTAACATCATTGTCCGCGCGGTAGACGACGAGGACTTTGACTCCCGAAAACTGCGCGACCTGAAGGCGGATATCCTCGAAACGAAAGCCGACGTCGTGCTACTCGACCCTTTTTACTATCTCGATTACGAAAAGAACACGTCAAAGACAGCGGGCGGAGACGCGTCCAATACATCGATGAAGCTCCGTCGTCTGGCCGGACAAACAAAAACGACCATCTTTGCGCTAACGCAGGCGGAGGAAGGCGATGGAAAAGACGCAGACTCCGAATTAAAGCTACCGCAGCGTAAAGACGTCAAGAAAACGAAAGCGTTGCTCGAAGATGCTGCGCTATTGATTGCGGTTGATACGAACGCAGAGGAAGGGCGGGGTCTTATCGGACTAAATAAAGGCCGGGATGGTGGCGAAGGAAAGAGCGCCGAGATTATATATCTGCCACAAGTCGGCGTGATTAAGCAGCTTGTCGAAGTCGTCGAAGAATCATCCGATGTGCCATTTAATTTCTAAGACGATGGAATTTATCGGATAACATCGTCAACATTTACCGCGATTCTTTCGACAAATTCCGAAGGATTTTTTAAAAATTAGGACGTAATATATAGAACAATCCGGATTTTTAGTTCGAAAGGAGTGAGACGAAAGTGCCGACATTGACGTTAAACGGCCGCCCGGTCGACGTCGACATACGTTATGAGCTCGAACAGTTCGAATGGTCGCGGCCGACCTGGACGGATGAGCGCTTGCTGGCCGCCAGCCCTTTCCGATATGACCGGACGCCGAGCTTTTACGTTTATCTCGAAGACACGGCGACCGCGAAGGCTGGATATTGGGGCGATAGCGGCTATTATGACGCAGAGTATGCGCGGGGTGGCTTCGTTAAGCTGCTCGCCTTCTTGCGAGAAGAAACCGAGGAAGAAACGGTCGAATACCTGATCGATGCGTATGCGCCGGAATCAGAGGACGGTAAATTAACGCTCAGGCTTCCGAAGCTGAAGCTAGCCAAGAATCGCGAACCGTTGAGCGAATCGATTCTCGACGGCGTGGCTGCGGGGCCTAACGATTATCTGAAACGGCGCGGGATTATGCCGGCTGTCCAACGTTTAATGGGCGTCGGTATGGCTGGTAGTGCGGTTGCGCTACCCTGGCGGTTGCCGAACGGGCGGCTCGCTAACGTAAAGTACCGATCGACGTGGGGTAAGGCGTTCTGGTACGTCAAAGGCGGCTGGCCGATACGGGATCTCGTTTACGGAATGAACGTCGTGTATGACCGGCGCCTGACACGCGTTGTCTTATGCGAAGCGGAGATCGATGCGCAATCGTGGATGACGGCGGGAGTGCCGGCGATCGGGACCGGAGGGTCTTCGTTCAACCAACGGAAGGCGGATATTATCGTCCAGTCCCCGATCGAACACGTAACCATCGTGACGGATAACGATAAGGCTGGCGAGAAGTTGCGGGCGGAGGTCGAGCGTTATTTATACGGGAAAGTCGGACTGGCACACGGATATATTACGGAGGGAAAGGATGCGAATGAACTTTTGATTGCGAAGGGGAGAGCGGAATTGAAGGCGGTGTATGAGCGTGCGGAGGACGTTAAGAGCTGGCGTCTTAAGTTACCTAAACGGGTAAGTTTTTCGTTGACGGGCGACACTTAATCCCGTCAACGACCGACTACCGGTTATTCTTCGACGTCCCATTCGTATAGGTTGTCCATACCTTCTTAAAAAGAATGTATATTCTGTTTTTTATTATTTTTTTTCGATTAGGTAAGATAAAATTAACTTCTCAGGGATTCCGTATTGTTCAATTGCTTCCTTTACGGTGACGCAACTATTAACGGATGAGAACAACAAATTAATTGCGAAAAAATTAGCTTCCAACTCGATTCGATCTGTTGAAAATAGAGTCTGCCTTTTTAAAAAAGGAGTGTTTGCGTCTGGATGAAAGATCGCATGACCTAATTCATGAGCGCAAGTAAACTCCTTACTTAGTTCATTGGCATTCTGATTAATGTGAATGATCTTAACTCTAAAATGCTTACTGTAATACCCTAAGGCTTTTCCTAAGTCTTCATATACCACTTCAATTCCTAACTCTTTTGCAATTTTAAATGGATTGTTTGTTTCAAATTTCTTTGTTATTAATTTAATCTTTTTAGTAATTGACTCCACAAAAGGCACCTACTTACGATATTTTTTAGGAGTGAATTTTTGTTTTGAAATTCTTTTGGCAAGACGTAGGGAGTTTTCCAAGCTTGCAATTAACAGCTCTCTATCTTCGTCGTCCATATCGTCAAGAGTTTGGCCGTCAAATGCAGCATATCCGTTCTTGCCTTCTAACCCTTCTATAATTTTTTGTAGCTCTTTCTGTATATCTCTTTCATCTTTAGCAGTAAGTTCAGGCTCAAAGTTTTCTTTTTCTGTTCTGCCGAGAAGGTAATCAACTGAGACGTTAAAATAATCAGCTACTTTCTGTAGCTTATCAACTGCGGGTTTTTGGGTTTTCCATTTATATAATGAATTCACCCCCATATCTACGCGTTTAGCTAACTCAGTTAATGATATTTTACGATCATCAGCAAGTTTTTTAACTCTGTCGAACGTTGTCAAATTAATCACCCTTAATAAGCTCAGGGACTTTTTTATCCAAATAGATAAAAGTGTGTTGACATTTATCTGAATGGATAATATACTATGTCCATAAGCTACTTATTCAGCTTTTTAGGCACTACAAAATAAAAGCCGCAGATCACGTCCCCAAACGTAAAGGCTATAATTGTAGGCTTGTTTAGCTATGGTTTTATTTTATCCGGTTGGATAGAAATTGTCAATAAAAAGCTGAATATTTAGCAAAAAATAAAGATAAGAAAAAAAAATAAGATGACAATGTTGCAAATTCTATTAGTGTGATGGGGTTATAAAGTGTAAGCATAAAGGGGGAGAAATTTCAGTGAATACAAAAAAATTTAATAGGCTGCGACGAGCCGCTGAAAATGGTGCAATTCCGTATGTCGAATGGGAGTCTGGGAGGATCGCTCATCTCATTCGCGATATGACCGCATTTGAGCAACGGTGTTATGAAAAAATCGGGAAGGCACTAGAAATATTCAGTGATAATGATCGAGATAAAAGAGCTCTCATACAAAGGATAATAAAACAAGAAAGAGCTTACTTCCTCAAAAATCATAATTTGAGAAACGATGTTGCTATCGAATCTGTTAACGAAGAAGAAACCGTTTGGGAGCCTGTAGACGTTTCGGCGAATGTCGTAGGCGAGGTTTTATTAAAAGAAAAGATCGCCCTGTTGGCGCAGGGCGATCCACGAAAAAAAACGATATTGGCAATTTGGAGCCGAGGATGTACAAACGATTCGGAAATTTCATCACTTTTGGCGAAGCGATTTGGAGGAAATCCCGAGTCTCACCGAATCTTCATCCAACGATTCCGATCACGCTGCCAATCCCAATTAACAGCGTAATTTTCTATACGTAACTAGCCCGGAAGGCACTCGTTACACCATTATCATATCTAATCTGTTGGCAAAAGACAAGCGAACAGTATACGAACACACCTTCCGAACTAGTGCGGTTTCACCTAAATATTATGGAGGCGAACGTACTATGAACATTCCCAAATTTATCGATTTTCAAACGTATCCAGCGCTAGATCAGCGCAAACTTACCGAAATTTTATATCAAGGCGCATGGCCGGTCGATGAAGATCCGGCGGACTACTACCGTCCACTTTCGATCCAGGTGGTGCGCGTCGGATGAAAGTAACGCTATCCCACCACGCAAAGAAACGAATTACTAAACGATTTAAGATCGGCAACCAAACGCCGGAAGCATGGGCGTCGCAGATGTTATCTAATGCGATTTACTGCGGCATCGGTCCGGACAACAACGGAAATGATGCTCGGATGTATTCCCATCGTGGAGCAACGTTCATGCTTGCGGTAGATGCAGACGTTGTTAAAACCGTAATCCCACCGAATAAAGGATGCATCAATCGAATTCGGCGTAAAGTGACGAATTTCATTACGGAAGAAATTACGAAAATGTCGCAACAAATTACGGAAGAGGTGGCTAGGATCGATAAGTTTCGCGATGAACTCGAAGAAGAAATCGCACATTTAGAAGCCCGACTATCTCGCGCCCGGTCACTATCGACTAAATTGGCGCTACAAGCACGGATTAATGCGGTGCGTATGCGTATGGACGAATTACCGACGGAATCGCACGAATTAAGACGCGAACTGACGCGTACAGCGAGAGGAGTCGCCGCCTATGTCTAACGCATGGTTAATCGAAATTGTTGGCGTCATTGCAGCGCTTGTAATTGGCGGACTTATTTACGAAGTTAATCGCGAAGAGAGCGAATGAGGGCGGCGAGTGTGCGGCCCAGCGCTCGGAGAATGTCGGGGTGTCCGTTAAGTAAGAGAGTCGCGTCGCTACTGCTTCGCGCTGGCGGCGTTTCGGGCGCAGATACCGGCATTTTGCGAGGGCGAAAAGCCTCAAAATTAAAACGTAGGGGGAAATCGAATGAGTCAATTTCAAAAAGGCGCGGCGGCGCTCAACGCTTTAAACTCAACGAACGAAGGCGGAAGCGGAAACGGGATGGAATTTACGAGTTTTAAATCAGGCTCATCCTTTAAGGTTCGCGTACTCGGTACCGAAGACCTTATTCGTTTCTATAGCTACGGTATCTACAAGAAAGTGAACTCGTTCGTTGCGCAGAATCCTAGCAAAATGAACGATAAAGGCTTTCCGGTTGCGGATTACACACCGTGGGATCTCGCTTGGAAGTATTATCAGGATTTAAAGAGGGCGGCTGCGGATAAGGGCGACTCAAAAGCGGAAGAGAAGTACAAGGAAGAAGCCGCAAAGTATCGCGTCAAAGAACGTTATGCTCTCGGATTCATCGACTTAGAAACCGGAAGTCCAATCATCATCGACCTTTCGAAAAAGCAAGCGCAGGCCGTTTACGCAGTTATCACGAAGTTCGAAAAGAAACTCGGAAAGGTTGCGTTTGAGCTTTCGAAAACAGGTTCCGGAACATCAACGACGGTCAGCCTTACGCCATTTATCGATATGGAGGAAGACCTGACGGATAAGGAACGCGAGAACTTCAATAAATACGACGGCAAAGAATTCGATATGTCTTTGTTCGACGGACTCCTTTTCGAGGCTGACGAGAAGACGCAGATCGAAAACCTAGTCGCAGCAGGATTCGATATCAGCCTGATAGGAAAAAGCCTCGGTGCCGGATCGACTAACGAAAAAGATAGCGAAGAAATCGACGAAGAAACTTTACCGTTTTAATAAAACGAAGGAGGACGATTGAATGTATCAATCTCGAATTGTTCTCGCGATAATATTTTTCGTTTTAGCAGGCGTACGAATCATCTCGGGTGATTTGGTTTTAGGAATTACTCAGGTAACATGTGGCGTTCTGCTTTTAGAAACGGCGAGACTAAACAAGTTATTGGAGGCGAAGTGATGGCGTATCAAACCGAAATTATCGGCAAATATTCCGAACTGATCGCCCGCGCAGCTTTAATGGCGAGCGGGTGGCAGGCGGTATCAACAGCGGAGACAGAAGAACCGTTCGATATCAGCGCAAGAGATCCGGGCACTGGCGAATGGAAGACGTTTCAGGTTAAGACGATTCGTGATCGCCGGGAAAAACGCGGCTACCTAACGGTGGAGGGGCGCAAAGGCGACGGCCAGCCATATACGCCTGAAGACGTCGACTTCTTCATCGGCGTGCTGATCGGTGAGGGCGAATTCCCTCGCGTTTGGATGTTCGATAATCGCGGCATTACCGACTATTGGGGGCCGTCGGATCGGGAAGGCAAGCGCTGGGTCGAAATGGATCTGAATTTCATGCGGGAAGATTTTGCGGAAAATAACGAAGCGGAGGCGGTATGATGGCGAAACTTACAGGCGTTAAGACTCTCGATATGGTAAACGGCGAAATTACGAAGGTTGCGTATAACGGTGCGGAATATGTGAAGACGGATAGTCCCGTTCAGAAAGGCGATCTATTCTTATTAACGGAAGGACACGGTGTGATCGGCGGCGATACCGGAGCGTATTACCTAACCGATAGGGATTGGGACGGAGATATCGTTATACCTACGAAATATGTAGGACTCGCTACAACCGTACAAAAGAAAGGGTACGGTATCGCTTTCCGCAAAGTCTCCGAAATCCAACCGTCATTAGAAGATCGCGTCAGCACGAACGAAAAGGATATCGCGGCATTAAAATCCGATGTTGCTGCGCTAAAAGGCGAAGCTGAACCGAAGTACGTGCGGATTGCTATAGGCGAGGCGAAGGCGGGCGATTTCGTTAAGTTTGACGAAGCTCCAAACGAATATCTAACCGCAGGGAAGTTTTACGGAATTTATCGCGTGGATGATTGCGGAGATCCGCGCATCCATGATGACGAAGGAGACGATTTTGATACCTACGGAGAAGCATTCGAAGTCTACCGCAAAGTCAGTGCCGCAAGCGTAGAGGCCGAGCCGAAGCCTGAACGGTTGAAAGTCGGTGATTATGCGAAGGTTGATTACACCTTCAACAGTCAGTCTAAACGCGGTGATATCGTAAAAATTACCGAGGACGATAATTCGATAATTCCGTTCCTAACCGAACATTTAAACGGAGATAATGCAGGTTGGTTTGCCGAAGACCCACTCGTCCGCGCGACTGACGAAGAAGTTGCCGAAGCAAAACGAAAGCAGGCCGAAGAGGAAGAGCGTAAGAGATGGGCCGCAATCGGACGTGAGGTTGGCGAGTACAAGGTCGGTGATATTGTTCAGTATTTATATGATCGGGAAATTTGCGAGGTTGTGGATGTCAACGAGGACGGTCGCGTAGAAGTCGCTACTCAGAACCACGGAATCTGCGTAGAAAATCAGTCAAGCATCGAGCTAGTCGCGCCAGTCGAAGCGCGTTTCGACCGAAAGGACGCCGAGTAAGTGTCCGCAAAACCTGCCGCCATCTGCGCCGCATGTAACCGGGTATTGAACGAAGGGCGATCCGCAACATATGACTCGCTCTTCGACCGGTACTTTTGCGACGACGCTTGCTGGTCGGATTGGTACGCGGATAATGAGGCGGAATACAGACGGAAATGGACGGAGGAGGTCGATTTATGAGCAGGTCGGATAGGGCATTCGCTTATGTCTTCGGTATATATAATTCTGCATTGTCCGTAATCGCTATATACAATTCGGAATGGCTATTCGCTGGATTATACGTATCTATGGCATTATTTTTCGGTGCCATAAATTTTATCTCGGAGTAGTCCGAATCTATCACGCGAGAAAGGAGGATGCGAATGGAACTCGGCAATCTACGGTTGAATCTTAGCGCTTTGACGCCGAAAAATGACGAAGTTAAAAACGAAAAAGTTGCCGAAACAGCTAAGCGGAGGCAAAAGGCGAAAACGGCGGAACCGATCGAGGAGAGTTGGCGCCGGATATTCGCGAGCAAGCTATCGGAGACTGACCGCCAACGATTAAACGAAGTCAAGGCGGAAATGGACGCGGGCAAGCTCGCCAGGAATCCGTCTGACTGCGTGAACAAGGCCGGAAATCCGAAAGCGTTCAGCAAAGCGGAAGCGATGCGGCTATGGAAGACGCTACAGGAACAGCGGCGCGAAGAAACCTTGCGGAAGATGGTCGAGAATACGCCGGAAAACTACTGGCTGATTACAGACGAAGCGCAGCTCAACGATTTCCTTGCGTTACTTGCTGACGAAGAAGAGATCGTATTCGACGTCGAGACGACGGGCACAGACGTATGGAACGACTACATTGTCGGCCATGTATTGACGGCTATTAAAGCGGACATCCACGCGTATATCCCGACGAAGCATAAGACGGACCATCCGCAATTAGATAACGGCTTTGTCGTCGAAAAGCTGCGGCCGTTTTACGAAGATGAATCGATCGGAAAGCTCGCCCATAACGCAAAGTTCGATATTCACATGCTGGACCGCGAAGGAATCACATTGCGGGGCCTTACGTGGGACACACAGGAAGCGATGCGGCTGCTTAACGAAAATGAACCGTCCTTTGCGCTGAAGAACCTCGTCACGAAATATCTACGGATTAAATCGGACACATACGAAGACTTATTCGGAAAGATCGGATTCGATGAAGTGAGTGATCTAAGAATTGCGCTTGCTTATGCGGCAAAAGACGGTGATGTGACGAGGAAGCTCCGCGATTTCCAACGCGAACACCTGAAGAAGTTTCCGGATATCCTTCGCTACTATGAGACGGTAGAAGTTCCGTTAATCACCGTCGTACAGAAGCTCGAGTCAACCGGATTCGACATCGACCTAGATTTCGCGGAGGAATACGGTAAGGAGATCAAATCGGAAATCGATCGTTTGTATGCGGAGATTATCGACGAGTTGGGCGACATCAACATTAACTCGCCGGCGCAATTAAAGCCAGCGTTAGAAGAAGCGACCGGAGAAAAACTCGACTCAACCGACGCAAAGAAAGTTCTGAAACCTCTCGCTAGCAAACATCCGATCATTAAGAAGCTGCTCGAGTATAAGGAGAAGTTCAAACTGTACTCAACGTACATCAACGCTTTGCCGGAATTAATCGACAAGAGGACCGGCAAACTCTACACGAATTTCAATCAGAACGGTGCAAAGACCGGTCGGTTCTCATCAGGTGGAACAGGCGTAAACCTACAGAACCAACCGAAAGAAGCCCGGAAGATGTTCGTAGCTCCTAAAGGATACGCGATATTAGGCGGAGACTGGAGTCAGCAAGAATACCGATGCCTGGCGTACTTCTCGCAAGATCCGAAGCTAGTCGATAACTACTTGCAAGGTAACGATTTGTACGCGTCAATCGCTTCGGAGGTTTTCAATAAGCCGATCGAAGAATGCGGCGATGGATCAGTATACCGGAAACAGGCGAAGGTCATCATGCTTGCGGTTGCTTACGGGGGTGGCGCGAACATGCTCAAGGACGCTATCGGAATATCGAAGAAAGAGGCGCAGAAGTTCCTCGACAACTTCTTCGAAAGGTTTCCGGTGGTCAAAAAGTGGGTCGAATCGAATCAAGCCTTCGTTAAGAAGCACGGATATGTTTGGATGGATCGCGGCCAACGTAAGAGACGTCTGCCTGACGCGAAGGACCGTAACGCTAAAGGCCACTACTCGGCGGTTTATACGCAGTCAACAAACGCAAGAGTTCAGGGGTCAGCAGCGATCCAGACCAAAGCGACGATGATTGCGCTGCAAGAGTTATGTGACAGGAAAACGGCTGAAGGACGCGGAGAATGGCGGATATGGTGCGTGGTGCATGATGAAGCGCTGCTTTTAGTTCCGGACACCATCACGCGAGAAGACGTGAAAGACTTCGAGGATGTCATGCTGAACACGTACGTTTTCGGAAACATTCCGAACAAGACTGATATCGAGATCTGCCGCAGATGGGGAAACGGAATGAAAATCGACGAGTTCTTCACCGGAAAAGTATTGCGTGAAGAATACGGAAAAGAGTCGGATTATACACGCCAATTACAAGTTGTCAGTGAAGGCTGGCAAGGAAGCTGAAAGGGGACGATTAATTGACGAACACAAACGGAAGATCAGCCGCAAATTCACTGCGGGCACACATAAAAGAACCGACCACATACGCGCAGCAGATTGCGGACGAATTGGTCGAATATCTGAACGAATGGCACTCGCTGCCGGAGCCGTGGGATAACGCCTTGGACGCGCAGATTCATAGATGGTATACCAATGCTCCGAAAGTCTTTGCGAAGAAACCGTATTTCTCACCGTCTGCTGCTAACGCTTGTCCACGCGAGCTTTACCATAAAGCGATCGGATCTCCGAGAGACGAAACGAAACAGCCTCCGTATCAAGGACGGTGGACTCGAATAGGTACGGCGATCGGCGACGTAATCCAGCGCGACATTCTCTTTATGGAAAAACATTTCGAGAAGAAGACCGGCCGCCCCTGTCCGTTTAGCTTCGAAAAGAACGAAGACGGCACGCCAATGTTCGAGGATTTCGCGAAAAAGAATCATCCGGTCACACATCGTGGCTACTCGTTCAATCTGTACGGAACTTGCGACGGCATCATGCGGTATGTAACGGAAGACGGCGAAGTGCTGCGCGTCGGCCTCGAGATAAAGTCGAAGCAGACTACCGCCGCAAAGACGTCCCTACATTCGATGCGTCAGCCGGAGGAAAAGCACGTCAAGCAGTGCGTCGCCTACGGTCCGATGTACGGCGTCGACCTGTACGTTATTCTCTACGTGAACGCGTCTAAGAAATCGTGGGTGTATCCGGAAGGAGAGTTCGAAAAGTCTCCGGATATGCGGGCGTTCGGCATCGAAATTACGGAAGAAGACGTCGAGCAGCTATTCGATAGATTCGTAGAGATTCGCAAATCTGTCGAGGAGGGAACGCCTTTACCGTTGGATCTGGACGGCTGGACGTTTAACGGATACAAGACGGCTATTGCGAAGTCGCTGACGGACGAAGAACTGGCGGAGATTCGCGCAAAAGTGTCGCAAGTACGGAGATCGAACGTCTATGACTCTACGAAACGGCAGTACGTTGAGGCGCTCGAATTTATCGAAAGAGTGCGGGCAGATGAGTAGCTCCAAGCCTATCCGGGTCCTCGCATTCGACACGTCGATGACCTGCCCCGGCGTCGCAATCATCGAGGTACGTAATCGAAAGCCTACGATCAAAGCGCTGTCGCACGTCAAGCCAAACCCTAGCCGGTCCCATGCGCATCGAGCCGAAGTTATCGAAGGGTGGGCGATGATGTTTCTCGATAAAAATTGTCCGCGCGATGGCTTCGACTATGTGGTGCGGGAGGACTTCGCAGGCAAAACGTCGACCTCGAACTATCCGGTTCTGGCGGCGTGGAACGCGTGCGAACGAGCAACGTCGCGATTCGGGTTAACATTCGATAAGTTCCGGAAGCCTGGAAAACGTACACCAGACCTCGGAATACCCGCAACGACGGTTAAGTCTATGGTGGCTGGATCGGGCAAGGCGGAAAAAGACGAATTGCAGGCGGCGGTGCGTCGTATGACCGGATACAAGGGCGAGTTTGCAAACTTCGATGAAAGCGATGCGGCAGCGATTGGGCTTGCGTGGCTGATTCACGAAGGTTTGATAGATAAACCGAAGGAGGGCGAGTAGATGGACGTTTTAAAAATGTTTGGGGAAGTAGTTGAATCGAACGGGTTTAAGAAAGTTTTCGCGAAAATTGCGATTGAGCAGGCGCTGAATGACGCCGAAACGCAAGGGGCAGAAGCGTATCAATCATTACTGGAACAGTTAGACGAACAGGCTTCGTTTACAGTAGAGGAAAAAGCGGATTTCATTCGGAGATTAAACGCAGCTTGTACTAGGGCTGGAGAAGAAGTAATTCGAAATCTAAAGGCGCAGGCTTACGATGAGAAACAGGCTGAGGAGGTCAACAAGTAATGGATAAAGCGATGGAGTATATCGATAAGCTGGCGGCAAAGCTCGGAGTGGCTGCCGATCATGTATACGGAGTTCTCGTAAAGCAGGCATTCGCAACCGGTGTGACTGATTCGATTATCGGGTTCGTTTTTCTAATGATCGCAGTTATTGCGGGAGTCATAATTACGAAGATGACTATAAAGATGTATGGGGAGCGGCATTGTAATTGGGATTACGAATGGTTTTTCGTGGCTCTTACTTTCGGTCTGTCAGTGGTTCTTCCGGGAGGGTTCGGTATTTACGCGATCACCGAAGGAATCAAAGGACTAATCAATCCGGAATACTACGCGATCAAAGAAATCCTCGACACGATCGGAGGGAAGTGATCGAATGTTTAAGCAGCGACTTATCGAAGCGTTAGCGATCGTTGCAATAATCATTCTGAGTGTCACGGGAGGAGTTATCGGGTATTTAGCCACTAATTTTCTGCTCGCGATTCCGGTTATTGGTGCGATTGTTTGGGTCGTTTTAAGTATCGTAGCAGTTTTCATAGTAGCGCTAATTATCTGCGGCAGTGCTGTCCGTCTACACGACGCCTATCGCGAACACAAACGCGTTAAAAAGGACGCAGAGGAGGAAACTCGATGACCTACGAATGCTACGGCGTACCGGCCGCACAGTTACGGCAGTCCTTGCGATGGCTTGACGAACAACTTATCGATGTTGATTACGCAATCAGCCGACACGATACGAAGCTGAGCGAGTTGAAAAACGAGCGTGACCGGATTCTGGCGCGAAAAGACGAAATAGAGGCGGAATTAAAACGAAGGGAGTCGATCGAATGACACGCGGAGAAATCGAAAGCAGAATAGCGGAGCTTGAGTCGGAAATTGATACGTACGAGAACGAGATCGAGTATCTCCGAGACGATATTCGGTACCTCGAAGATGCGATCGAGACGGTGGAGGACGAAATCGACGAACTACAGTACGAACTATCGAAATTAGAAGACGGAGATGATTCCGAATGACATACGTTGCGATAGCGTGCTTACTTTTCTTTATGTGGATTGGGTTAACGGTCGAAGCGAAAACCACGAGAGCTAAGCTCGCAAAGGTAGTCGTCCTAATTATGTACGCAATTCCTATCGGAGTGTTGGTGGCGTCGCTATGCTAATCGCCTATTACTCGCTGGCCGGAAACGTCCGCCGATTCGTAGCCAAGACCGGCCTGCCTGCGGTCGAAATCAAGTCGGACTTGATGCTGACGGAGCCGTTCGTCTTGGTAACGGGGACTTACGGCTTCGGTCAGGTCGCTGGCACCGTTTGGGACTTCCTCGCGGACAATGGCGATTTAATGGCGGGCGTGGCTGCGTCAGGCAATCGTAACTGGGGCGATAACTTCGCCAAGGCTGCGGACTTGATTGCGGAAGAGTACGGAGTGCCGATCGTCCACAAGTTCGAACTTGCGGGCACGGCGGAGGATGTCGCTAAAGTTCGCGAGTTTGTGAGCGAATATTTACGGAAAGGGTGAGAGCTATTGACGAATAAGCACGCGAAGTATATCGAACTTAATAACGAAATTATGATACGGAAGAACGGCGGCTTTCAATTCGAAAAGGATGCCGAAGCCGTCCGTAGTTATTTCATAGATTACGTGAATCAGAATACGGTATTTTTCCACGATCTGCGCGAAAAGCTCGATTATCTGATCGATAACGATTACTACGAGCGCGAAGTCTTCGAGCCGTATACGTTTGACGAGATCAAAGCGGTCTACAAGGCGGCTTATGCGCACAAATTCCGTTTCCCTTCGTTTATGAGTGCGTTTAAGTTCTACAACGACTATGCGCTCAAGACGAACGATAAGAAGAAGATCCTCGAACGCTATGAAGACCGCATCGCCATCTGTGCGCTGTTCTTCGCGAAAGGAGACGCAGCAAAGGCGATCGAGTTTGCGGAAATGATGATCCGTCAGGAATATCAACCGGCCACGCCAACGTTCTTGAATGCCGGTCGGAAGCGACGCGGAGAGTTAGTGTCGTGCTTCCTTCTCGAAGTTAACGATTCCTTAAACGATATTCAAATGGCGATCGGAACAGCGATGCAACTTTCGAAAATGGGCGGAGGCGTAAGTTTGAATTTATCGAAGTTGCGAGCGAAAGGTGAATCGATCAAAGGAATCGAGAACGTAACGAAGGGCGTCGTTGGAGTTATGAAACTCCTCGATAATGCCTTCCGCTATGCAGATCAGCAAGGCGCAAGAGCGGGGGCAGGAGCAGCATATTTGAACGTGTTCCATCGCGATATCAACGATTTCCTCGATACCAAAAAGATTAACGCAGATGAAGACGTCCGGGTCAAGACGCTGTCGATCGGCGTTGTCATTCCGGATAAGTTCATCGAACTAGCTCGAGATGACCGGGACGCATATGTTTTCTATCCACATACGGTCTATAAGGAATACGGAAAACATCTTGACGAAATGGATATCGGAGAAATGTACGACAAACTCGTCGAGAATCCGAATGTCCGCAAAGATAAAATCAATCCGCGTCAGCTACTCGAAAAGCTCGCGATTCTGCGGTCCGAATCGGGATATCCGTACATCATGTTCGAAGATAACGTAAACGCTGCTCATGCGCTGAATCACATTTCGAAGGTTAAATTTTCGAATTTGTGTTCGGAGGTGCTTCAGGCATCGCAGGTATCCGAGTACTCCGACTACGGCGAAGAGGACGCAATCGGTCTCGACATCTCGTGCAATCTCGGCTCGCTGAACATTGCGAACGTCATGGCGAACAAGTCGATCGAGCAAACGGTTAAGCTCGCGGTCGATTCGCTGACGGTCGTATCGGAATCAACGAATATCAAGAACGCGCCGGCAGTCGCGAAGGCTAACCGTCAGATGCGTTCGATCGGACTCGGAGCGATGAACCTGCACGGATATCTTGCGCAGAATGGGATCGCTTATGAATCGGAAGAGGCTCGCGACTTCGCTAACGTATTCTTTGCGCTCGTTAATTATTGGTCGCTGGTGCGGTCGATGGAGCTTGCGAAGGAAACCGGAAGCACGTTCGAGGGATTCGAAGGATCAACGTATGCAGACGGCAGCTACTTCGATAAGTACGTCGCGGGAGACTTCCGTCCTAAAACGGAGAAAGTCGCGAAGCTGTTTGAAGGCGTTGAAATTCCGGAACGCATCGATTGGGTTCGCTTGGAGGTTAACGTTATGCTCCACGGACTCTACCATTCGTATAGACTCGCGATTGCACCGACGGGATCTATTTCGTATGTGCAGTCGGCTACGGCGTCAGTCATGCCGATTATGGAGCGTATTGAGGAACGGACATACGGAAACTCCAAGACGTATTATCCGATGCCGGGGCTAAGTGCGAAGAATTGGTTCTTCTACAAGGAAGCGTACGACATGGATATGTTTAAAGTCGTCGATATGATCGCGACAATTCAGCAGCATGTCGATCAAGGCATTTCATTTACGCTGTTCCTGAAGGATACGATGACGACACGCGATCTAAACCGAATTGACCTATACGCACATCACAAAGGGATCAAGACGCTGTATTATGCGCGGACTAAAGATACGGGGCAGGAAGGTTGCCTGTCATGCGTGGTTTAAATTATCAGATTGATAGGAGGTGGTATTGATAGTGAGCGAACCAACTAATTTCGTTAAGGTTTACTGCGATCTCATTTTGAAGAAAATCGCATCGAACATACTCTCTAATCAAAACAAGAAAACAAAAGCCTTAAATATAGCTATGAAAACAGCCGAAACAGGGCAACAAGTCAGAACAGCGAGGCATTGGCGAGCGGTGGGAGACATTGAATTTTACTACGAGGAAATCCAAAAAGGATTTCAGCAAATGAAGGATCTTGATGAATTAACCGGGTGGAGCGAGAACTTGCATCAAGACAGGTTTAAGTTCATGCGAGATAAATATGAAGACATATTGAACGAATATTTAAGCAGACGCAGCTAGTAAATCCGAACAATAACAAAAAGAAGGAGGACGAATAATTGACGCAATATACAGCGGCCAACTGGTCGCAACACGAAGATGGATTCACACAGATGTTTTACGAACAGAACGTTAAGCAGTTTTGGCTTCCGGAAGAGATTTCGCTGAATGGCGACCTTCTAACGTGGAAGTATCTCGGCGCTAACGAACAGGATACGTATATGAAAGTTCTCGCGGGTCTAACGCTACTCGACACGGAACAAGGAAACACGGGAATGCCGTTAATTGCCGCCCAGGTATCCGGTCATCAGCGCAAAGCCGTCCTGAACTTTATGGCGATGATGGAAAACGCAGTCCATGCGAAGTCGTATTCGAACATCTTCATGACGCTTGCGCCAACGGAGAAAATTACGGAACTGTTCGAATGGGTGAAGACGAATCGATACTTGCAGCGAAAAGCCGAAGTCATTGGTGGGCTATACAACGCGATTAAACCAGGCGATGACATTTCGCTTTACAAGGCGATGGTCGCTTCTGTCTATCTCGAAAGCTTCCTGTTCTATAGCGGCTTTTATTATCCGTTATATTTCTACGGTCAAGGAAAACTGATGAACAGCGGCGAGATCATTAATTTGATTATCCGCGACGAAGCGATCCACGGCGTCTATGTCGGCTTACTCGCGCAGGAAATTTATAATCGTCAGTCTCCGGACGTACAGCTCGAACTACGCGACTTTGCTATCGAATTGCTTGCGAAACTCTACGAAAACGAGATCGCCTACACCGAGGATCTTTACGATCAAGTCGGACTGACTCACGACGTTAAAAAGTTCGTCCGATACAACGGAAACAAAGCGTTGATGAATCTCGGCTTCGATCCTTACTTTGCCGATGAAACACCGAACCCGATTGTAATGAACGGGTTAAGTACAAAAACAAAGTCCCACGACTTCTTCAGTCAAAAGGGAAATTCTTACAAAAAGGCTACAGTCGAGGCGCTCCAGGACAGCGATTTCTATTTCGAGTAAGCGTCCATTAACGAAAATATATACGCAAATATTAACGAGGAGGTTTTCGAATGAACGTAAATATTAAACGCCTGTCACCCGATGCACAAATTCCTCAATATGCTCATGCTTCCGACGCTTGCTTCGACCTAGTAGCGGTAGAAGACGTCATTATCGAGCCGGGAAAAACCGCGCTAGTCAAAACGGGGCTAGCATTCGAGATTCCGGAAGGCTACGAAATGCAGATTCGGCCGCGTTCGGGCATTACATTGAAGACGCCTTTACGCGTTCAGCTCGGTACAGTTGACGCGGGCTATCGGGGCGAGGTCGGAGTGGTTGTCGATAATATCTCGCCGTTAAATATGGAAGTTCCCTTCGACTATGGACCGATAATGGTTACCGGAGAGATTTATAGAATGAACGGAGAATTGCCGCAGTTTTCGTACATTATCCGCAAAGGCGATCGTATCGCCCAAGCCGTAATTAAGCCGGTCGAGCAGGCGGCTTTTACGGAAGTTGATGCGCTCGGCGATAGCGATAGAGGTGCGGACGGTTTCGGGAGTAGCGGCGTCGGAAGTCCGCACCCGGAATATTTCGGAGGGCTGATGGGAAAGGAGCTGATATAATGGCGCAAACATACGCCTGTTTCTTGAACGGAAAATTCTATGGCGCGGGCGACCTCGACTATATGAACGAGCTGTTTCGCGATTATGTTGTCACTCACGGGTTTTACGGAAAAGACGATTGTACCTTTCGGATCACTACGAAAGAGAAGGCGTGGGACATAGTTACGCAATCTATTAACGAACAATACCGAAGAGTTTTCGAAAGTCTAGCGAAGGAGGACGAATAAATGGCGGAAACTAAAATGAACGTACAACTAATCGCCCATACACTAGTTTCAGAGAAATTTGCGAAAATGTTCGCGCTTAACGAAACTGAGGACGCATTGACTGACGTTGGCGAATTATTTCGTGAGGGCGTAACTGACGGCCAAGCGGTCGCCCTAACCGCAATCAGAACGTGCTACAGCGCCAACAAGCCGTCTGAAATCGTCGCAAAGGAAGGCGCCAAGTATTTCGGCTCCAAAGCGTCAGATGGCGGCGCAGGCACCGACGCCGACCGCCTATTCCGAATGATCGTCCGTTCCGGTCACACGTCGACCCTCGAACACCTAACGTTCACCTTTGCGATTGAAGGCGTAAGCCGGGCGTTATTGGCGCAGCTTACGCGGCATCGCGTCGGTTTTAGTTTCAGCGTCCAGTCACAGCGGTACGTGCGGATGGGAAGCAATGATAAGATCGGCGGGTTTGATTACGTAATACCAGATAAAATCGATGATCCGGAAGCTGACGCCGTTTTTATCGCGGCAATGCAAGACGCACAGCGGAAATATGACGAATTGAGAGCGTTAGGAGTGCCTGCGGAAGATGCCCGCGCCGTCCTACCGCAAGCAGCCGCAACTAATCTCGTAATGACTGTGAATCTACGGTCGTTACTCGAATTCTATTCGAAACGTAAGCCGGGCAAAGGTGCGCAAAAGGAGATCGCTGACCTAGCGGAAGCCTTGCGTCAGGAAGTCGTTAATGTAGAGCCATGGACGAACCAATTCTTCGAGGAGGTGTAAGCATCGGTATCCTAACGAATTTCACGCTAACAGCGCAGCTATTCTCCGGACATTGTCCGGCAGAGCAGCCGCCAAAGCCGCCATGGCTTACGCCAGAGGAAGCGGCCATACAACGCAACGAAGAATTAACGAAAGAGATAACGAAAAAGGACGCGCAGATACAGGCGCTTGTGGACGAAATCAAGGCGCTGAAGAAAGCGAAGAAGCCGACCGCCACTAAAACGTCAGCATGGCGGACTTTCACCGCAACAGCTTATACGGCCTTTTGTGCGGAAGGCTGCACCGGCATCACCAAAACGGGAGTCGACGTCAGCCATTCGATCTATTACGAAGGAGCGCGCGTCATAGCGGTTGATCCGTCTGTGATTGCGCTTGGCTCTACGGTTGAAGTCCGGCTCGCTGACGGATCGAGCTTTCGGGCAAAGGCGATTGACACGGGAAGCGCAATTAAAGGCGCACGGCTCGACCTATTGGTCGCGAATGAAGCCGACGCAGTACAGTTCGGCCGGCAGTCGGTAGAATTGCGGGTGATCAAATGAAAATCGAATATGTTCCGGAATTAGACGCTTACCGCGTAGGGGCTTATCACAGCAGATAGAGAGGTTGCCGAGGAATTTCTACGGATGGCGGAGGAACTCGCAAAAGCCGGGCATATGGCGCGAGATATACCGGAACCAAAATCGCGACCGGAGTGCGTAAAACGAAAATAAACGGGAGGTTGAACTAATGAAACGGATTTTAGACGCATGCTGTGGAAGCCGTATGTTCTGGTTTAATAAGCAGCACGATGATGTTTGCTACATGGACATACGGCAACTAAGCGATACATTAAGCGATGGTAGAAAGTTAGAGGTGAGCCCTGATGTATTAGCCGACTTCCGAAACATGCCGTTTGAGGACAATTCGTTTTATCTAGTCGTTTTTGATCCTCCACACTTACTTAAAGCTGGCGAAGGTTCTTGGTTGGCCAAGAAGTACGGAAAGCTTGAAGAAAATTGGAAATATGATATTGCGCAAGGGTTTAGAGAATGTATGAGAGTGCTGAAACCAAACGGCACGCTTGTTTTCAAATGGAATGAAGATCAAATCAAATTAAGCGAGATTCTTAAAGCCATAGATTTTAAACCGCTATTCGGAAACCGGAGAAGTAAAACACATTGGCTTGTGTTTATGAAAGATTAAATAGGAGGGCGATATTATGACGAAAACTAACGAAAAAATTCACGTATTGGCTGACGAATCACTTGGCGGAATCAAACGCGAATATGTAGAGGTCGATAGGAAGGCGAAGGTTGGCGATATGGTAGTACTTCCAGGCGAGGGCAATTCGGCAGAGCATGTTGTAGAAGTCCGAGGTTTTGAGGGCGACTATAAACTCGAAAGCGGGTTTTATATACGTCAGGATTTCGTAAATACTCTCGAACCGACCAACATCGTCCACATTGACGGACCTGACGGTACGGAGCGCTACGAAATGGTCGACCGCAAGGCGGAAGTAGGCGAGAAGATTGTCGTTGTAGATGACGAGGATTCTTCGGAGGAGTTCGGAAATTTTCGAATTGGTGAAGTAGGTACGGTTGAAAGCTACGCAACGGATGACACTTACTTCGGTGAATACGCTAATGTGCGAGTGTCGGACGAAAGGGATATTCCACTATATTTACATGAGTATCGCGTCCTTGTCCCGTTAGAATCCTCCGAAGAACAACCGCAGCCGTCCGACCCGATCGACGTTATCGCTAACCTAGCGACGCGTGTTGCGGAATTGGAACGTGAGAATAAACGGATCAAGGAAGACCTCGGATGGGACGAAATGGGTCCGGGTAGAATCGCCAATCTACGGAATGACGTTTCGGATATTCGCCACGATATCGCTAAGCTGGAGGATAGAATCGTACACGATTATGCTACAAACGAGGATGTGACCGATTTTCTATACGAAAAAGTTAAACGTCTACAAGACGAAATCGACACGCTGCACAAAGACAACCGGAGGCACGGCGAAGAATTAGCGAAAATTAAGGATCGTATTGACGATTTTCAAGACGCTGAAAATGACCGGATCTACAATCTTTACGCCATTACAAACGGTAAGAGGGATGAAAAGGTGTTCACAGCCGAAGAGGTTGCCGCACTTCTTAACGCAATGAGGGAACGCCGATGAAGATCGCCCTCACCGCACCACTTCGCGCAGGCAAGTCGCTGGCCGCAACGTATATCTCGCTTCACTACGATTTCCAAGCGTTCGCATTCGGCGACGAACTAAAGGACGCATTCCACCGAGCATTCCCTAACGTTCCGAGGAATCCGAAGCCACGCGCTCATTACCAAGAGTTCGGACAGTGGGCGAGGAAACAATTCGGAGAGGACGTTTGGATCGACGCTCTCATGCCGAAAATAGCCGCCTATCTCGAACGCCATCCTTGCTCATGCGGCAATAACACGTCACTGAAGAATCGCGTAATCATAGACGATTGCCGGCAGCCTAACGAATATCAGCGTCTGAAGGACGAAGGTTTCGTATTTATCCGCATAACAGCACCGGTCGATCTCCGTATTGAACGCGCTAAAAAAGCCGGCGATGCTTTCGAGCTTGCCGACTTAGACCATCCGACTGAGCTTGCCGTCGATAGTTTCGAAGTTGATTACGAAGTTGAGAACGTAGGCGAGCCGGAAGAGTTATACGCAAAGCTGGACGAGATTATGGCGGAACTTATATAAGGGGGACGACATATGGGCGACTTTAACTTAACGCCGCAACTGCCGGCAAATGGACTGACGGTACTCGAACTATTCTGCGGAGGAGGACTCGGCGCAATTGGATTTAAAGCGGCCGGCTACGATATTGTAAAGGCGCTGGACTTCGATAAGAATGCCGTCAAAGCCTACCGCCACAATTTCGGTGATTACGTAGAACAGGCGGACATTAACGAAATTGATATCGATAGCTTGCCGGACACAGACGTAATCTTCGGCGGTCCTCCGTGCCAAGACTTCTCGGTTGCGGGTAAAGGCGCGGGAGCAGATGGCGAACGCGGTAAATTAATCTTCCGTTACCTCGAAATTATTGAGCGCAAGCAACCGAAAGCCTTCGTATTCGAAAACGTGAAGGGGCTGATTACGAAGCGACATCGCCCAACATTCGATGCCCTTATCGAAAGATTTAACGAAATAGGTTACGAGATTAGTTGGAAAGTGCTGAGCGCGTGGGATTACGGAGTAGCCCAGAAGCGAGAGCGAGTGTTCATCGTTGGAATACGAAAAGACCTCGGAATCACTTTCGAGTTTCCGAAGCCGTTAGAAGGCGATTATCAAACGAAGGTATTACGGGATGTTATCGGAGATCTGCCGGAGCCGGGAGTTCAGCTAAACGATAAGCAGATCGCATACTTAGACCGCAATCCGGCATCAGTTGCGAAAAATCGTCCGGTTACGATGGGAGAGCCTTCGCGAACTATTCCGGCAGTTATGGGCAAAGGAGTTCCTTACGGTTTGTTTTACGCTAACCACGATGAAAAATCTTACTGGACGCCAAAAAGCGAATACACCTACGATCAAGCTAATCGCGTTCAATCGATGGATAAACCGTCGAATACAATTCCAGCGCATCACAACAACGGTCAGCCGATTCATCCGACCGAAGCACCACGACGTTTCACAGTCCGTGAATGTCTCCGAATCCAATCTGCGCCCGATACTTACGTCCTGCCAGACGATATCTCCTTATCGGCACAGTATCGGATTGTGGGAAACGGAATCGCTTCGCGTGTTGCGTGGTATGTAGGGCGAGCTCTTGCGGAACAGCTACTCGTCTAACTGAAACGCGTATGTGTGCTTCGGATAGGCCAGGTACGGTTGTTTAGACGCCTCGCCATCCCCGATCAAATAATAGCGTTGCGGAAGCTTATCGACATCAATGCCGACCTTGCGTAAGAACGGCCTAGCCGACACGTTGCCGCGCTTATCGAACTTAAACGGCTTGACGTCCGGCTGATTAACGAGTTCGGGCTTTCCGACCACAATGCGGTTTTCGTCCGCATCATAGGCTACCGTCAGATAAAACGGACCGTCCGCAGGTAATCCGATGATTCGCCGGGCACCAGCCGAAATAAACAAACGTCGATGCTTTTCGATTGTTATATACGCTTTGAGGTTGCGTTCAAAGTCGTTTGATATCCACGTAAGAGCCATATCGAATCTCCTTACGAAAGTATTTACGTTAAGTATAGACGGATTAGTTACCGATAGTCAACAGTAGTGTGCGGATTGTTAACGAAAAAGGAGGCGGTTGTTATCGGAAAAGTCAAAATCGATCTACACCGAAAGGATCGCGAATTTGAAACGACATATGCGCTAGACAATGCGGAGGGCGTCAAAACGTTGCTCTCCGATTATCCGAAGTTCGTCAGCCGCAAACGACTCGGAGAATACGAAGCTGCCGAAGTGCTGCTCGATCTGCACAACGCGATTGAGCTTGCGTATCTGACCGACAGGCAGCGCGAAGCTATCCGGCTTGTATATTTCGAAGACCTGACGCAAGTGGAGGCAGGGAAACGGATGGGGATCGGGCAGGATGCCGTGTTTAAACATATCGATGCTGCTGCGGATAAGATCGCGGATATTTACTACTATTGGGCGGGACATGGCGAAGGATACTCGATGGGAGGACGAATTAATGGATAAAGCACTATTGCACGAAATGATTACCGAATTATATCAACGAACAAAGGCCGGAGAATTGGATCGTATTGAACGTATTAAGGAAATTAACGCACTTGTGGAAGCCTACCACGATTCAGTCGGCAAATCTCCGGACTCCGCCGCACTTGAACGTATGGCGAATCTTATTATCTACGAGGAGCTTTCGGACCCTCATCCGGATAAAATGGCTCGCGAAGAGTATCCGATTATGAGTGAAACCCAACGGGAGGAACGTATTAAGTCGGAAGCGTCCGAAAAACTTGCCGAAGAGTACGGTGCAGATGGCCGAAATTATAAAGTTCCGACGCGAAGAAAACGTTCTTCTTATGAATCTAAGTTCGTTGACAAGGCGGCTAGATCGCGAAATAAAGAACGCCGAAAACGATATAACGATTTCGTAAAAGGAAAATCCGAAGGACAATTTACGGTCAATATCGCAACCGGCGAAAAAATTATTCATTAATTGTTCCGTTTTAATCCGTTTTGCTGGCTATACGTTATGAGGGCGCCAAATCCGCGCTCTTTTATTTTGCGAAAAAGGAGACGATATTTTGAAAAGATTACGAGTAGTAAACGCAGAGACAGGCGAAGATCTATCGACAGACTACACGCTAAGGCATCGGAACCAGGATGAAGCTTTCCGGGAACAGCAAAAGCAGACGACGGACAGACGCGACTTTTCCAACGCCAATATGTCTAATATTCACGAAGTATATGACGCTCTCACAACGGCCCAGTGCGGGTATTTGATGTTGCTGCAATGCTACGTCGACTATAACGGTGTTCTCGTTAAATCTAGCCGCGATAAAACTCCGATGACCACGGCGGATATGATGTCCGTTCTACAGCTCGTAAAAAAGCCGCGAACGTTTTACGATTTCTTGAGCGCGTGTACTAAGCACGATATTATTCGGGAGGAAAACGGCATATACTCGGTGAACGAGCGCTACCACTTCAAAGGTAACTTCGGTAGCCAGTACGTTGTCAAATTGTATACCGCGAAGATTAAGAAGGTATACAGCGAAGTGAAGGCGACGGACATCGGCCTGATTTACCGGATGTTGCCGTTCATTCACTACGAAACAAACGCTTTATGCGCCAATCCTTTCGAAAAGAATCCGAAGCATATCCGTTGGTTCAACAAGAAAGAGCTTGCGGCGGCGATCGGAGTAACGCCGGATACGCTTGGCCGGCGGCTGAAGCAGATGAAATTCGATGGGGAGTTCGTTGTCGCGCGAATAAAGGTCGGCAGCGAACCTGAACGATATACGTTCAATCCTAACGTGTTTTATCGACAATCCAAGGCGCCTGATAAGACGCTGCTTGCGATGTTTAACGTTAAGAAGCCGTAAATAAACGAAAAAAGGCGCCGTAATTGGCGCCTCTAATTCGTCTTAAACCCATTCACAAAGCTTTCTCCGTCCTGTTCCGTATGAATAAGCTGCTGAGCGCTTTGGCTGATCCGCTGTGCGAGCGCCTGCTGCGCTTTTCCATTGGGTCGTTCTGCTTTTTGATTATTTGATCTAACGTATCCATTTACTCATCTACTATAACTTTAACCAGTTTGCGAGCATCTTGTCTTTTGATTTGAAATCCTTTGCGATTTGCGCCAGATAGCCGCTGATTTCTTCTAAATCTGAAATCGTGTCTTGTAATGAAGCGATATATGCCGCTTCGGCATCGACATCGTAAAACAGCGGATTCCCTTTTTTATCGAACGACTGCGCCAAATCATTCAGCGTATTGTTTACATCATCGAGCGTAAGCTGATCGTATAAGCCGTGACCGACCTGGCGATAGGTATCGTATTTCAAATCGCTTATCGCAGCGTCATGTTCCTGGTAGGCGTTTTCCGCTTCTCTTTTCATCGTACGCAGGTCGTTTATAATCGCATTTACTTTTTCCGCAAGCTGCTTAGCGACTTCGGGGGTGACTTTAATCGCGCCGCTCCCTGATGCCACTTCAGCCGGCAGCATTGCTTTTAAATTTTTATCGTAGACGAGTTCATCGCCGTCTATATTCTTAATATTACCGTCTTCATCGAAGGTGAAGTTATTGCTGCCGACCCAGTGCGTATTAGGCATCCCCAAGATTGCTGTCTGAAAGAAGTACGCAGCGTTTTCGCCAATTTGATCAGTTACTTTGCCTCGCATTCTCATTTCGCGCATAGCATTCGATACAGCAGGATCTTTTGTATATATCGTCGTTCCATTGTGGCGGTCGTACTCATTCCACCAACCGGCTCCGATCATATCATCCGGATTTACGATCGACTTTACATACCGGTTGTATTCACCGTTATTGATTTCCTTTTGCTTTTCTTCGGAATGTAATTTAACGACGGAGGGATTGTTGAATGCGACGGCATAGATATCGTTGTTGACCGCACTGTATTCCGCTTCTGCACCTCCGAGTGAGTGTCCAGTCGTTGAAATGATCGTCGAGGTGCCTTTATATTTTTGTTTGATTTCTCTTATAAGATCGTCGGCTTGACCGATTTGGGACGGTTTTGTAATCAATTTGTAGTTACCGGTGCTAAGCATAGCGTCTTGTGAGGGTGTGGAATTGTATTTTCCCAGTGTTTTGGATGTATCTTTCGCATCTTTTTCGATTATATAATGCGTTTTCTTTTTTGGATCTTGCCCCATCACGATATTTCCACCGTCTGCTTTTACTAAGTCATCGATCGGGTCCTTTCCGGCGTCAGTACCGGCGAAGGCTACGACGACGTTTTTGGGGTTATCTGATTTAACCCACTTTCCGTTTTTCTCTTCGGCTTGTGACAGAACAACCGCATCAAGTCCGGTATCGTCATCCGACTTAATTTTTTCAACATACCACCGAGAAGAACTACTCGTCGTTAAAGGTCTATTTTCTTTTAATGATTTTTTGATTTTGTCATAGTTATAAGAAAACCTACTTAAATAATAATATTCTTTATCGCTAATGTTTGGAATATCGATATTCTTAGGCATGTACAACACCTCAACTCTAATGTAAAATTGTTTTAGGAAAGGATGAGTCTATGAGAAAATACATAATTATCCTAATCTCCATCGTAATTATAACATTTGGAGGTATTTACATGAAGCACCAACACGATCAAAAAGTAGCAGAAACCGAGTTGTTTAATCAGGCTAAAACTAAGATGAAAACTTTTTTAGAAAAAAACTATAAAGATATTAAAGAAATAAATTTTTCGGATTCATATGACATAGACCCTATGGGCGGGATAACTGTAGAAGGATATATAAATGGGGATAAAAATAAAGAGTTTTTCGGTACTTATGATAAAACTAACGATGAGATAGGCATTTCTTCAGTGGACGCAGAAGAGAAGCCATAGTGTCAAGATAAAGTTTGTAAATAAAGAGCCCGACTCAATTTTGAGTAGGGCTTTTCGTTTTATATGCTCTTTTTCATTCCGCATCTACGGCACTCGCGAAGAAATATCCCGTCCTTCACCGAACTTTTGAACAGTGTATAATCGCAGTTGTCGAAGCGTCCGTGATGAACGTCTGGATACTCTTTGTAGTCGTATACAATCGTCGTATCGTATCCTTTTGTTTCGTATTCCATTCGTCCTCAACCTCCGACTAATAGGATACGACATTAGCTCGGGGGATTCAACGCCGTAGACAACGATTTTCCCACGAAATTAAAGCGTAGGAGCCGCCGGAATCTGTTGCGGGTATATTAGGTATCAGCGGCCGCTTAACGCCTGATTTCGTGTGTTATTCGATAACCTTAATCGCCTTAAATCCGCTGCCATTTTCGTATTGATCCTTTGTAAAAGTCACGCTTATTCGATCGCCTGGCTTTGCGTCTGTGGCTGCCGGATCGAAAGAGAAGCCGCCGTCATCCGCTGAAACCGCGTAATCTTTTCCTTCGACAATATATTCGCGCTCGATCGTTTCCTGGGCGTCTTTGGCTTCGGCTGCCATGTCGTCAGCCACGCGATAAGCAATATCGACATCTTCGTTCAGCTTTGCGGCGTAAAAGCCGAGAGCCGCGTTGCCTGCGATTGATAGGCCGAGGATGGCCGTTAAAAGTTTCGTTTTATTCATCGTCATGACCTCCGCAATATATGATTAGAATTCGTAAAAATTAGAATGTATGAGCCGCCAACCATCGGCGGCTTGTAACCGTCCTTATTCGCGTTCGGTGTCTTTATCCACGATTGTGTATCCTAGACATGTAAGTGCAAAATCAAAACCTAATTTATATGCGTGATTTTCGTTCTTGAACTGCATATCAGGACTTTTGTAGAGATCGAGCATGTACTCGATTTCATCTGGTGCTAGCACTGGCGCATCGGGACTTATCCGTTCAATATCAATTCTCATTATCGTTTCCTCCTCGATTTTAAAATTAAAAGTATAGCTAAAACGATCGCTGATCCGAGGCCGACGTAGTCCAGGACGGACAGCCGGCCGAAGTTCATATCCGCAATCCAGGCGAGCAAGACGACAACTAACAAAATTTCGGTGGTATCAATTCGTTTCATTCGTGTTATAATTGATTGACAAGGGGCTTGCGCCCCTCGTAGCTTATGTTCGGCGACGGTTCTTCGTGGTGGGAGATCGTCGCTCTTTACTTTCGGCTTTGGACTGATCGTCCTTTCGCATCTTGCGGAGTTCAAGACCGAGCTTGATAATTCCGAGCCAAGATGCGGCGATTGCCGAAAGCTTCATGACTATGTCAATCAATTACGTTCACCTCCTTTCGTTAATTCTATTATAACGCATTACCGTTATAACGTCAATACGTTATTTACAAAAATATCGCTTTTACGATATAATTATCGCAGGAGGTGCCGGCAATGATCGTTAAAATAAAGCTAGCCGAGCTACTTGATCGGAAGGATATGTCGCAAAAGGAACTCGCTGAACTAACCGGAATACGTCCGTCTGCAATCAGCGAACTATGTCGCGGAATTAAGGAACGAGTACAACTCGACCACCTTAGCCGGATTGCGACCGCGTTGAACATAACGGACATACGGGAGCTTATCGACCTAGACGAAGACGCTGACGAATGATTGGCGTCTATTTCTTCGTGTTATTATCGTATATTTATACGTTTATATGAATAATAATACGATAGATATGACGGTGGGAGGTCGGGTGATTATCGTCTTATTCTCAATTAGAATAACGTAATTGATAATGAACACGATCTTATTCGCACAAATCGGCCAAAAACACGACTTTATTCGCACAACCGAAAATGGGGTTCGCGCTTACAGCCGCAAGGGATACAGCGATTTTGAGTCCGGAATTACTTCTTAGTCTTCTGAATTCGAAGACTAGCGGGAACTACGTTTCACTCCGTCCCGCAGAAACGCAATCATGTATATTGTATAAATAATTGTATCGCGATAAAGGTCTTAATAATATCCGCGGACACGGAGGAGCGTAAGCGACGGAGTGGCCGCTATGTTTTAAAACAAACGGAAAGGAGTCCGTAAAACTAGCGAAAATAATTACGCTATCTTATCGATAACTACGCATATTTTACGTCCGTAGTTGTCTATACGTAATAGAAGGACGTAAAGCTACGTAAACTTAACGGAAAGGAGGGCGGAGAATTGGCTCGGAAACTTAGCGAAAAACAGATCGCTGCCATAACGATTTTAGCACAGCCGAAAAGAGGCGGAATGACTTACGATCAGATTGCCGAAGAAGTAGGCGTAAGTAGGCAGACGTTATATGAATGGCGGCAGAATGATTCGTTTAATGACGAACTAAAGCGTCAGATTATGCGGAACACTCTCGATCGTTTACCGGAAGTAATGGACTCCATACCGGATCATATCATTAACGACGGAAATGCTGCGATGTTTAGAACGCTGTTGCAGGCGCATAGTATGCTTACGGATAATGTAGTCGTAGAGAATAAGAACGGCAGCGATACGGATATAGACGAGATGAAGGCGCAGATAGAGCGTATGAGAGCGTTGCGTAAGGATGCCGAATAGTAGGCGCAGTATATAGGAAACGAATAGGATACGGAGGGTTTACGAGGGGTGACGGCGGATATTATTCTGTAAGCTGAAACCTCCTTGCGCGCGACCCTCCGATCACTTTGACGAAAGCCCATCCGTTTATGCAATATCTTATACATATCGCGCTGATCCTACCGAACATAAGAACGTTGATATGACGCGGTTTATACGCTGCATAAATAAAACGAAATACATAACGAAATACAACAACGAATGAACGTTGATATGACAACGATTGCGATGAACGTCAGTGTAACAGAATCCGATAGTGTTACACTCGATATACAAACGAATGAATACCGGATACACAACGAAGGAGGGGGCCGGGGAGGGAAAAACAAAATCCGCGGCTCCAGGCGCATCTTAAACGCGCATATCAAAAATTCACTTTGACTTTGCGGAGGTGCAGCCGATGCCACTAACGATAAACACTGTCGAACATAACTCGAATCCTTGGTCGCATAAAACGCTCGAACAACGCCTAATCGAATCGGGCGCGTATGACCTTCGCAAGTATCGGAAAATCATCGATCTAGGAAACGGTTATAGTCGCGTCGAACCGTTGTGGACAGACGAAAGGCAGCCGCGATATGGAGATAGCGAAGAGGTCACGGAGAAGAGGCGTAGGCTACGATAAACGATAGCATAACGATTTTCGCACGCAAATTACACGAAATTAGGCGTCTTAGCCTTCGCCGAGGGTATTCGGTAGGGTAACGGTTAGGAACGCTAATTTCGTGTGATTTTATACGTACCGGGCGCGTACCTCCTTACATGGGGCATTGAAAACCGCGCGAAATAAGAGGCGAGCGTTCGGAGCGCTTAACCTGACAAGAGCAACAGAAACGGCCTCGCGGAAGGATTATAACCGGTCTTACCTTCCGAAAAACCACGTCGCCCAGCCTTGAGGCGGCGGGTGTTAATATTCAGTACGTTCATTTCTTTGCAGAATGAGCACGTATCAGGAGTGACGGGGTGGCCGTCCCTACTGTACGTTCCGCAGTCCGGACACGCTGGTCTTGCGGATACAAGGATTGAAAGCAGCATTCTCTGGCACCTTCTTACCGGCGGTTTACCGGATTCGCGGGTCCGGTAGAAGTCCGTCTTCCCAAACTACACTCGCATATATTTTGGGAAGGCAGACCTCGCCTCTTTCGCCCTCATATTTTCTAAAATATTTACCATTCGCGCTTTTAAATCTTTCGAAAATAGCGAACAGATGGTATAATATTCCCTGAGAGGGTATATACTAGCACAAGCTGTATTCAAATCAGGAGGTGCTGGGTATATGAGAAAAGAGGGGGAGAAAGATATGAACGCATTAGCTTCAAAGAATTCCTTCAAGCCTTTGGATAAAAAGAAAAAAGCGTTATTAAAGAAATTCGTCGGTAGCTCATCATCAAAATTAGATTTGAACAAGGTCAGAGATTCCTGGAAATATGATAAAGATTGATTTTAATCGGAATTTTCGAGGGTTTTCCAATAAAGAGAAAATCTTGTTAGACACAGGCATTATACTCGCTCTGGCAAATGAGTATGATGCTTGGCACAACACAGTCAATAACCTCTTTGAAACTCACATTTTATCTGATGAAGACGATGAAAACAGTAAAGCGATTTTTCTTTTTGTTAATCCATTAATTATTAACGAGGTAACCCATCTAGCAGGTCGTCCTCTTGAATCTTACCGAAGAAAGAAACCCAAGGAAGACTTTTCGAACATCAACCCTGAAAAAGTGGTCGATGAAACTATCAGCAACATAGAAGAGTTAATAGATAGTGAGGTTTTTCTAGTAATTGACGGAAATAGAGAGGCGGTTATGGAGCAGTTCAAGCTCTACAAAGACTTAGGATCAGCTGACGCCGCGAACGTTGCGATAGCAAATCAGCATGGCCTAAACTTTTTAACCGTAGATAGTAGACTAGCAGAAAACATATATCATAAAAGAAATCAGTTAACGAATATTCATAAGGTATACACTACATCAGGTAAGCACAGAACTTATTAAGTCCAACGCAATCAGAACGAGGGCGATCCGAATATGGGTCGCTCTTTTTGTGCTTGCGTTTTTTAGCGCAACAGAAAAGCGGCTTGCAAGATGCATGTCGCTTTATTAACGAAAAAGGAGACGATGTGAATGGCGGTATCAAAGCGCGAATCAATCGGAGAAATCAACGTAAAAGTAAACGTGGAGGTATCCGAAGCCATAACCGGACTCAAGGCGGTTCAACGCGAAGCAAAGGCGGCGACTAAGGCGCTGGCTGAATTGCGGGAGGAACAGGTGGAGATTAGCGTTGAAGAGGCGGCGCGTACTCTCGAAAAAGCTCTCGGAAATACTAAGGTGGATGTGTCTCAGTTAGCAGAAGCGCTTCGAATACTCACTCCTAGCGAAGTTTATCGCGTTAGTGCGCAAGAAGCCGGGGAATCTTTGCGGAAACTTTTCGATGAAATCAATAGAGGCGAGCGTTGATGGAATTCGTAGTCATGATCGTGGATACACCGGATCAGGCGCGGATTATCGAAAGCGTATTTAAGGATCTCGACAATGATCGAATGCATTTCCGAGCCTTAGCAGTAGGGCAGGCAGCGGTCGGATGGCAGTTTAAAGGATCGCGGCCAACCACGGTTATCCTTGCGTATAGTGAACTTAAAACGGATCAGGAGAAGAAATGGGAGCGGGAGGTCGTCGGAAACCTCGGATATGCAGACGAACATCCTACGAGGCAGACGAAATGGGTTTCGCTTCTGTAAACGAAAAAGCACCGAAGTCTTAAACCTCGATGCTTTCGTAAGCTTCCGATATCTCATCGGCCGTAATTCCGATATATCTCAACGTCTCACGCTCGCTTGAATGGTTGAGTATCGACATAATGCGCGTGATATCAACGCCATTCTCATATAGGCGGTATCCGAACGTCTTACGAAGCGAGTGCGTGCCGATGCCGCCGATCTTTTCGTAAATTCCGGCCCGTTTCGATGCGTCGTTTAAGATACGATAAGCCTGAACGCGGGTGATCGGCTTGCCTCCTCCTTGCCGGCTGGCAAAAACGTAATCGTCATCTGCTACGTCGTTGCTTATATATTCTTTAATTTCGCGTTTAACTGACGGACTGAATGTAATCACACGTAATTTCTTGCGCTTTTTTTCTCGTATGTGTAACAAATCTTGGCCGCGGAGATCCCCGACTTTAAGCGTCAATAAATCGCTGATACGCAAGCCAAAAGCGGTGCCGAGTGTCAATAAAAGACGATTGCGGCCGTCCAGTGCGTTCTTCATTTTATTAAAATCGCGTTTTGACTTAATCGGGAATACTTCGTTTGCCATTTCGTTCACTCTCCGTAACATAAAAATGATTTTGTTACACTCATATTAACGAAAAATATAACGAAAGTCAATACGAAAAATGAAAGGAGGTAATGTAGTTGGTTTATGTTTTGATCTACTTACTCCTCGGAATGTTATACGCCGGTATGACGTTCAAAAGCACTCTTGGTGCGATTGTAATTCTAGGATTGAGCGGTGCCGATCGATTAAAGATCGCGAAGGGATCGGAAAACGTGTCAGATGAATTAAAGACATCGGCTCTTGCGTGTATTGTACTAGCGGTTCTCTACTCGATGTTTAAGGTCCCTTTCTATCCGTTCTTAGTTTTCTTCGACCTACTCGTAAGATCCGCGGCTAAGAAACATTCGAAATAAGTGAAAGGAGGCGGTCTTTATCGCATGGGTTGATGGTCGTTGGCTGAAGCGGGATGAACGCGAAGAACTCATCAACGTATTAACCGAATACCTGGACGCTCTCGACGAAACTTACGGCGATGACATTCCTGCGTCAGAGATCGCCGACTATTACGAAAAAGCGACCGAACTAGAACGTCTTAAACGGATTCATCGATGCGAAGGTAATCTACTCGAATTCTCTATCGAATACTTCTCGGACGCACGCAACCCGGACAATGAGGGGAATTGGGAGGGATTCGATGTTACTTGCGTAGAGGAGGCTCCGGAGTTTCATCGTGAGATTACCGCCATAATGAATCGAGTTTCCAATGTTGAGACGAATGCGAAAGTCGCAGTCGCGGCGCCACGTTCGCACGCCAAGTCGACGTATCTTTCGAAAGCCTTTCCGGTTCATGAGATTGCATATAGGCGACGGAAATACGCGATTATTATCTCGGAAACTCCAGATGTAGCGACGAAGAATATGGAATGGATTCGAAATCAATTGAAATTCAATAAAAAATTTCGGGAGGATTTCGGGCCATTACTTTCTCCGAAAGATCAATCCAATATCATCGATAATTCAAGTGCATTTATCGCTTGGTATCCTGATGGAGATAGTCGTAAACAGTTATCCTTGGTCGAGGCTGCTTCAACCGGCCAGGCATTGCGGGGACGTAACTGGAACGGTAGTCGTCCAGATTTAATAGTGCTAGATGACTTGGAAGATGCAAGACCTGGGGGAAATGCCAGCACGCCAGAACAACGTGCTAAATTAAAAGACTGGTTTTCTCAAACGGTTATTCCGTTAGGTGACCCAAAAGGTAAGAAAACAGCGTTTGTTTACATGGGAACCACGGTACACCAAGATTCAAACTTAATGAATGTGCTGCATAATAACCCCGACTTTGAATCAAGGATATTCCGTGCAATAATTTCACACCCAACACGATCGGATCTTTGGGAAGAATGTCGTTTAATTTATACCAACAGAGAAAACAAAAAACGAAAAAAAGAGGCGGAAGAATTTTATAAGAAACACGAAAAAGAAATGTTAGAAGGGTCTAAAGTCCTTTGGGTTGAGGCGCAGCCGTTATTCAAGTTGATGAAATGGAAATGGACGTACGGATCTAAAGCGTTCAATACCGAGTACATGAACAACCCGATCGACGAGGAATCGATGATCTTTAATCCGGAAAAATTCACGTATCACAACGGAAATATCGACTATATGAAGTATGACGTTTCTCTCGCGGTAGACTTCGCGATGGGGAAAGAACGCGGAGACTATTCCGCAATTGCGATCGTCGCTGCCGATAAGGTTAGCGGCTCTATTTATGTTATAGACACGTTCGGCCAACGATTAAAGCCGGACGAATTCCTGAAGGTCATCGTCGAAAAGGTCGTCAAGTATCAGCCGACCATAATCGCGGCAGAAGCACAGGCGGCGCAAGAATTCTTCGTCGATGAGCTGAAAAAACAGCTTACACACGCTGGCTATCCGGCAGACACTCGTGTCAAGAAAGTAAAACACCGCAGCCGAAAAGAGCTACGTATCGAGGCGATGTTGCCTTCGATCGAAAACGGGACAATCCAATTCGATCGGAAACACGCGCTTTTGCTTGAACAATTCGAGCAGTACGGTACGGGCGCCCACGATGACGTTATCGATGCGTTAGAGATGGCGGTTTCGGCCATTGTGAAGTCGCGTAGAAGAAAAGGCGGCAACGTTGGAAATTACCGTTACTGAAAGGAGGAGTTTTAAATCGTAGTCATTGACCGAAATTTTATAAACCCGTTTCAATTTGTCGTTCCGATGGAAGAAGCGATCGGATCGAAAGAATTTCAGCGCATTTGTGACGAAATCGAGCTCTACCGACGCTATGAAGGCGATCTAAACGTCTGGACCGACTACGTAAAGCCGAAAGAAATCGATTATGAACCGACGCAGATAACGATGAACTACCCCCGGAAGCTTATCGACTCGACTGCGGCCTGGCAATTCGAGAAGGAACCGAAAGTAACCGTTCCGCCGGATGTTCTCGATGATCCTGCGGATATGATTAAGCCGGGATATACGCCAAGTCCTCTCCAAGAGGAAGAAAACAGCCGGGCGAAGGCGAAAGAACGCCTGCTGACGTGGGTATGGGAAGAAAATCGGATGCACGAAAAGCTACTTTCTGCGGCAAAGGATCGGGCGATTAGTCGAACCGGCGTTTATGCTCGTCTGCATTACGATACACGTCGCGGAGAAATTAAAATTCTATGGCATCCTTCGACTGAAGTTATCGCAGTTCATAACGAATGGGATGTCGACCAACTTGACGAAGTCCATTTCGTTGCGTGGTTGGACGAAGAACAGACGAAGCTTTGGAAACTTTCGTATTATCTCGTCTGGAAAGGCGATGAAGATACCGGAAACTACGACTGTGAGATCGAAGAAGCGATCTACGATGACGGGCTCAGTCTTGTCGAGAAACGAGTCGAAAGAAAATCGATGGGGCTCGACTTTATTCCGGTCGTACACATTCCAACGGAGAAACTTTCGGGGCAGACAAGCGGCTTCAGCGAACTTGAAAAGCTTGTCGAGACGGCCGACGAGCTTGACCGGAAGCTATCCGACTACTCGGACGCATTGCGGTTCGAAATGTTCGCGATCACTCTGCTAACAAACGTCGAGTACGATCCGAAAAATCCGTTTAAGATTGCGCCGGGCGCCATATGGGACCTTGGCGAAACGAATAAAGAAATCGGAGAGCCTGACGCAAAGAAACTCGAGAGCGGGTTTAAATTTAAAGAGGCGATCGAGGCGTATCTTGATCGTCTACAGAAGCGGCTTCACGAAATAAGCGAGGTTCCGATGGTTAACACTGCGGACATGAACACGGGCGGCATAAACGATATGGCGCTCAAATTGCTGTACAGTTCGATTATTTCTAAAACCCAGCGAGCATGGATCGTTTGGCAATCGCGATTACAGACGTTGAATGAGTATATTCTGCGGTACATGAAAGCCCGACAAGATCATCCTCGCTTTAAATATGAGAAAGAATGGCTTGCACAAGTTGATGACAATTACGGAAGCAAAATCGTATTCGGACTTCCGTTGCCGGAAGATCAAAAGGCTCTCGTCGAACAGTTAGGCGAAGAAATCGCCAACGAAATGGAATCGATTAAGGGCGCAATCGTCCGGAGCGGCAAGGATAATCCGGAAGCCAAATTTATGGAGATTTTACAAGAACGAAATCTGAAAAAACAGGCCGAAGATCCTTATAACGCAGCACAAGAATCAAACGAATAACAACGCTCTTGACCTACGGTATTGTCGGTAAACTGCCGGTTGTTGTTATTCGTAATCTACAGTCTACTCGGACTTTAAACGTGGAGGTACGATATGCCAAAATTTTTACCTTTAAACCTACAGTTTTTTGCGGAACAAACAGAACCGGAAGATCCTAATGCTCAACCTACGGCTGGGGAGCCGGAACCAAAACCGACAGAGCAACCGAAGACACCGGAAAAGACGTTCACACAGGCTGAACTCGACGAAATTCTTAACAAGCGTCTTGAGCGCGAGAAAAAGAAGCAAGCCGAACTCGAAGAAAAAGCGAAACGGCTTGAAGAGTTAGAAAAGGCTGAAGAGGAACGCAAAAAAGCGGAAATGTCCGAAACTGAACGACTTCGAGCCGAAAAAGAAGAAGCGGATAAAAAGGCGGAAGAAGCAGCAGAGGCGGCTAAAAAAGCGAAGGAAACGGCCAATCAGCGAATCATCAATACGGAGCTTCGCGCAATCGCTCGATCTCTTAACGCAAACGATCCGAACCAAGTCCTCGCGCTACTCGATAAATCTGCGGTCGAAATTGACGAAGATGGCAACGTAAAAGGAGCCGAAGAAGTGGTCGCTGCTTTTAAAGAGTCAAGTCCGTGGATGTTTAAGCAGCCGATCGGGGCCGATGCGTCTGGAGGAAGTAACCCGGCCAAAACCAACATTCAAACGGAGATTGTCGCGAAAGAGAAAGAATTGGACGAAACGAAAAAATTAGCGCTTAAAAATCCGCGTTATCTCGGAAAAGTAACGAAGCTCTACAACGAACTTCGAGAGCTAAAAAACAAACGGTAATTCAGTCGCCTTTATGGCGGCTTTTTTAATTACAAAAAAATCTTAGGGGGATTTATTCATGGCAGTTGCACAAACGTATGATTTCCAGCAACAAGTTCGTGATATGCAAGCGAACGTAGACTTAATTCTTACGAAGGCTCCGGTTCTTTTCGGTTTGATTGGAACAGGTGAATCCCTAACGCAAACCAAATTCGAATGGCAGAACGATTACCTGAACAGCGACACAGCAATTGCTAAAGATGCCGCAGCGGCCGACGCAACCGAGATCCAACTAGACGCAGGCGACGCCCGCAAATTTACAGAGAACGCACTTGTACAAAACGGTCTCGAAGTATTGCGAGTAACAAAAGTCGACGAAGCTGCCGACAAAATTACGGTCCAACGTGGATATGACGCGACTACTCCAGAAGCCATCGAAGCAAACGGTGAGCTGAAGGTTATCTCTCGTCCTCGTCCAGAAGGTGAGTCCGTGCTTAGAAAGAACGAAATCAATGACCGTATTGTATCGTTCAACTACTCTCAAATTTTCACGCGTTACGCTTCCGTTTCTCGTACGCAACAACAAGTTAATACTTACGGAGTTGCTGACGAGCTTGACTACCAGGTTAACTTGCGTTTACAAGAGATGGTTCGCGAAATTAACAACTCTCTAATCTATGGACGTAAATACCAAGGGTCTGATCTGCAACCTCGTACATCAGGTGGATTATTTGCGTTTGCTCAAGAGCAAGGATCTGCTTCAAAAGATTTCGGAGGTAAGGAAATCACAGCAAAAGGCTTGAACGATGCTATCGAAGAAACTTTCAAACGCGGCGGACGTGTGAACACAATTCTTTGTGCGCCGAACGTTTCTCGTCAGATCACTAAACTTGCGGGCGATACTATCCGTACAACTCGCGGAGAGGGCCAAGTCGGTTATCAGATCATGTCCTTCATGAGTGATCTTCCTGGCGGCGCAGTTTCTCAAGTCGTTGTCGATCAAAACATGCCTAAAGATCGTGCAGTGTTGCTTGATCTTGACAATATCAAAGCGCGCTACCTGACTTCTATTTACGACCAAGATGCTACAGAACCGGGCGCTGACTACTTCGCGCGTGTAATCCGTGGTGAACTTGGTTTCGAAATCAAAAACGCAAAAGAGTCAGTAGCAATCCTTTCCGGAATCTCTAAAACTGTTTCCTAATTAACGGGGCCTTTCGAGGCCCTTTTTATTTTGAAAGGGGTGAGGCCGTAAATGGCTTTAAGTAATGAAGACGTACAACGATTGAACCTTATTTCACCGGCTGCAAACGATTTGAAACTCGGTGATATTATCCAAAGTTTGCTCGCGGCATCCGGAGGTCCTGCCGAAATTCCAGACGGATCTATCACAACCGAAAAACTAGCGGATGGCGCGGTCCTTAACGCTAAGATCGGCGACGGCTCCGTACAAAACCGGAACATTGGAACCGGAAGCGTTCAAGAAAACAATCTCGGCGCTAAGTCGGTTACTATGGCGAAACTAGGCGACGACGTAACCGCAGCATTAGACGCAAAACTAACCGCATCCAAAGCGGCTACACAAGCGAACAGCACAGCTACAGACGTTGCCGGCATTGTTGCCGACTTTAACGCATTACTTGCGAAACTTAAAACGGCGAAGTTGATGGCGTAATGGCGGAATATAAGACGTTACCAAACTACGAATTTAGCAGAGAAGGTCTATACATCGTCTTTAACGGATACGGCGTTTATAAAACGAATGTTGAAAAGGAGATCGAAGCGCTCGATAAATGCGCACCGTTCATTCAGCGTGTGGATAAACCGGCGGCCAAGCCGAAAGCAGCGGCTAAACCGAAAAAATAACGGAGGTGATTCATGTGGCGGTTGAAGATCGACTAAGAACGCGTTTATCACGAGTGCCGGGCGTCACAGCGGATGACATCGCCGCATGGACTGCCGAAGCTGTTAAGGAAAGCGGCCTGAATCCGGAAGAACACGAAAATGCCGTGCTGTTTTGCGCACTCGGAATCGCCTATGAAACGATTGCGTCGGAAGCAGCTCGGTTTTTTAGTTTCGGAGATGGTGAGGAAACGATCGACAAGACGAATATCTTTGCGAATTACTCGCAGCTTGCGAAAGACGCGAAGAAAGATTTCCGTAAGCAACTCCGATTACTGACGAGTCAAAGCTTCGCACCAAGGGCGGATGGGCGATGAGTAAGCAGGCGGAACTAGAACGACAGCTTAAAAAGGTGTCGATGGAATATCGAAAGTTTAACGCAGAGCAACAGGAGTTTGCGATTAAGGAGATCGGCCGGATTCGGTTAGAAATTATCGACATGCTCTCGGAGTACAGCGGCAGCGACGGAACTATTAAGAAGCAGCGTTTGAACAAACTACTTCGTGAGCTTGAGTCGATAGAAAAACTCGTACGGGATACCGGCATGGATGCGCTAAGCAAAGTTATCTCGGAGACGGCATCATTTACGAACGACGGGATCAAAAAATCGCTATCGGACGTTGTTGGTGCCGCAGCGATCTCCGGAGTTGCTTTCGATAAGATCAACAAAAACGTGCTGCGATACATGATCAACCGTCTAGGGGCCGATGATCTCGTTTTATCCGATCGTGTTTGGAACTTTGCCGGTGATCAGCGCGCCGAGCTCACAAAGGTTATTCGGTCCGGAATTATCCGGGGAGATTCGGTTAATACGATCAGCGCAAACGTGCGGAAAGTCTACGACAATGATGCGTGGAAGATACGACGTTTAGTTGTGACGGAAGGGAATACGGCGCATCGCGTCGCTACGGCCTATTCTGCGCAACAAAGCCAAGTCGTTAAGGCGGTTCGGGTTCATCGCGGGAAGGCAAACCGTCCGGACCACCGATGTACGCAGCTCGAACTCGAAGACCGTTACGGAATGGGACCCGGCCTATACAAACCGACCGATTCCGAAATCTACATGATGCACATTAATTGCACCGGGTACCTGACGTATGAAATCGATCCGAAATACCTTTAGAAAGGCGGTGGCTGCGTGATTGATTCGTATGATATTGCATTTATGAAACAAGCGCGTGAAGATATGGTCGGCGGTCGGATGCATGAGATTGCGGTAATTTATGAGGCGGGATTCACCAACGATCCGATTACTGACGAGAAGAAACCGGTATATGACGAGATAAAGATCCCGTCCGTAGTTACCGAAATCAGTTCGGAGGTCAAGATCGATCGACAACTTCTGGATAGTATCGATGTAGAGGGCGGAGACATCTGGTTTTCTATTGCTATCGACCTGATCGCGGATATTTACGAAAATATCAAACGCGTTATCTATGACGGAAAAAATTACGAGGTCCTTTCGAAAGACAAGAAAGGAATCGGCGAACGGAATCATGCGGAGTTCGTTGGGAGGCGGATAACGTGAGGAACGGAAGGGTTCGTATTGATATAGAGGGTGTTAACCGAGTAGTTCGCGCCTTGGAATACGAAGGTCTTGTCCGCGATATCAGTAACACGACCGAGGCATACACACGAAAGATGGCGAATGAATCTGCGGGTTATGCTCCGGTTAAGACCGGTAAGCTGCGCAATTCTATCGCCGCAAGTCCGGAAGAAATCGACCAAACGACGTGGGAGTATGGTTCAGACGTAGATTATGCGAAGATTCAAGAATATACGAACAAAACGCACAAAGCGTTCATTAGAAAAACCGTTTGGAACAACGAGCTGCCATATACGGAGAAAATAAACAGTCTTGTCCGTCAGTTAGGGCGGTGATTATTACGAAACAGATCGATTTACAATATTCGATTAAGCAACACCTCGCGGAAAAGACCGGATATAAAGTCGTCTGGATTTATGATGGCGTTACATTGCCGGAAACGAAACCGTTTATCACGATCGAGCAAATGCAAAATAACACGTCGATGCTTGCGAAATTACGTGAGACAGTCCGTACAATCTACCACTTTCAAGTCGGAGTTTACGCTAATTCAGCGACAGAACGAGCGGACGTTCAGGAGACAGTTCGAAAGATTTTTCTGTTCGATCAGTTCAAGTTAATAGATGCGGATGACCCGAGTTCTTTACTCGGGCTTTTTTGCGTGGATATGACGGCCGAGACGCCTATATCGGCCGAGGATTTATCGGACAAAACGAGCTACCATCGGGTCTTCTTTGATATCGAAGTGGGCGCGACGTACCAGGCTTATTAAACAAAGGGGGAGTTAATTTGGCAGTAGAATATCGCGGCGAAGAAATTATATTCGCGGTCGTCATTGATGACGGTACCGGCGAAAAACTTGTGAGGCCGTTTAACCAAACGAGCGGATCAACGAACACTGAAGCAGATTCTATCGATCTTGATACAAAGGATAAGACTGGAAGTGACTACGGAAAAGTCACTCAATCCGTATCTTTCGAAGGCGTCATCACTGAAGGCGATCCATTTGTTAAGGCGATGAAAAAGAAAATCCGAAATAAAGAATTCGTAAAAATTTACGAAATTGATACTCGTACAAAAGAAGCGGAAGTCGGGATGTACATGATTTCTTCTTTCGAGCGCGAGTTTAGTAATGGAGACTTCGCGACTTACTCACTTGAGGGATCGCTAAACGGTGAAATTACCGAACAGACACTGACGGAGATTCCGACGGGTGCGCCTAGCTCGGACACAAGCAACCCAACGCCTACCACTCCCTAATGCGCCCCAAAATCTATCATACACAGCTACGGCAGATAGCGTAACGGTGAAATGGGACTCGGTAGATGGGGCGACATCATACAAAGTTTATAGAGGAGAGGCCAAAAACTTAGATGCTGAAGTAACTGGACCGCCTCATACATTGACCGGCATCGCGGCGGATACGCAGCTCACGGTTAACGTAACCGCAGTTAATGCTGCCGGAGAATCGCCAATGAGCGAGATCGTTACTCGCACCACAGCATCCTAATTAAACAAATTCGGGGCGCCTTTCGGGCGTCCTTTTTCAATAGGAGGAATCGGAATATGGCACGTTTTGAAATCGAAGGAAACGAATACGAACTAAAGCTAACATACGCAAGTGTTGAATACTTAAACGGACTATACAAAGGCGGCTCATTCGAATTGATCGGAAAAGCGTTGATGGGTGATCTCGAAGCCTTCCCGAATATCATTCACGCTGGACTGTTCCATACCGGAAAGAACTTCTCGATTAAAAAGGTTCGTGCGGCTATTGAAGCGGCTATCTCCGAAGAAAAGCTCGATATGGACGAAATTATGAAACTTTCAAACGAGGTTGTTTCTAAAAGTTTTTTCTACAAGAAGACGGTCGAGAAACTTCTGAAGAAAGATCCACAAGCATCGGAAATGCTAGCGGACTTTCTGAAATAGAAGAAGTCTTCCACGCCGGCTGGCGTTTTCTTGGGAAGTCTCCGGATGAAATTCGAAAGCTAACTCCCCGTGAATTCTACGTTTTGTTAGACGCAGAACAGGAGCGGAAGTATGACCGTTTCGAAGAGCATGCGCTAACCGCAATGATGATCGGAAAAGTCAACAACGCGCGGAAACGCATTAAACTCAGCGACCTATTCAAACGCCCGGAAAAAGCGGACGTATCAACGCAAAAAGCCGAGAATCTGTACGAGAAGCAGCAGAAAGCCAGCGAATGGTTGTCGCAGTTTGAAATCAAATAAGAAAGGAGGGGCTAAATGGCGGACCATACTATTAACGTCCGAATAGGCGCTACGATTACGGATCTAACGCGGGAACTTAACCAAGCGCAAAGCAGGCTCGAAGACTTCGGTTCTCGGCTGTCGAGCATGGGGCAGAATATCGCGATGGGCTTCGGAGCTATAGCGGCTGGAGTCGGTGGCGGACTGGGAATGGCGGTCAATAAGGCTATGGACTTCGAGCAGCAAATGTCTAACGTTAAGGCAGTTTCTGGCGCAACCGGTGACGAGATGAAGAAACTTACGGACTTAGCGGTAGAACTCGGGGCTAAGACGAAGTACAGCTCGTTAGAAGCCGGTCAGGGTATCGAGGAACTCATGAAGGCCGGTGTGTCTACTGCGGATATCTTAAACGGCGGATTAGCGGGCGCATTAGACTTGGCAACAGCCGGCGAGCTCGACCTTTCCGAAGCGGCTGAAATCGCATCGACTGCGCTTAATGCGTTTAGAAACGACAATCTGTCCGTTACTGATGCGGCGAATATGCTCGCGGGTGCAGCTAACGCATCGGCGACCGACGTGCACGAATTGAAATATGGGCTTTCGATGGTTTCGGCTGTTGCTTCAGGGGTCGGCCTGTCATTTAAAGATACATCGACGGCTCTTGCTATATTCGCGCAGAACGGCCTTAAAGGATCAGATGCCGGTACGTCTCTCAAAACAATGCTGTTGAATTTAACTCCGGCATCAGAAGCAGCTTATGGGCAGATGTTAGACCTCGGCTTAATCACAAAAGACGGATCTAGTATTTTCTATGATGCGAAAGGAAATTTGAAATCCTTTGCAGAAATAGCGCAGATTTTACAGGATAAATTAAAAGGACTAACAAAAGAGCAACAACAAGCAGCTTTGAAAACAATGTTCGGTACAGATGCGATCCGTGCAGCGAACATCATGATGAAAGAAGGCGCAAAAGGCGCTAATGCTATGTGGAAGTCGATGTCGAAAGTTACGGCTGCGGAAGTAGCTGCGGAGAAAATGAATAACTTAAAAGGCCAGATAGAAGAGCTTAGCGGTTCTTTTGAAACAGCACAGATTTCTATAGGAAATGCATTGCTTCCGGTGCTTTCTAAGTTAGTTAAATTTGTTCAAAAAGTCGTAGATGGGTTCAATAATCTATCTCCTGAGATGCAGAAATTTATTACGTATGTAGGAGCAACTGTAGCTGTCTTAGCCGGTTTTACTATGGCTGGCGGTTTATTGCTCATGTTCATCGGCTCCGTAGCATCCGGACTTGGCGCCCTAAGTACCGGTCTAGGTCTACTCGCAAACAAATTTAACATGACCAAAAAAGCACTTTTGTTAGCGATGTTCCAGTTCGGCCTAATCTCCGCAGCAGCTATTGCGCTCGGAGTTGCGCTCGTGTACGCATACAAACACAGCGATGTCATACGCGAGAAAATCACGGCGTTAGGCGAAGCAATCAGCGGGAAAGTGTCGCCGATGGTCGATAAACTTACGAAGTTATTCAAAGGCCTCGCGGAAACGCTGACCGGAGACTTTACGCAAGGATCGATCGCTCTTCACAATCTTCTGCCGCCTTCTGTTGCGAATGTTGTCGTCAAAGGAGTCGCGATCATCCGAGGTGCATTCGAGGATCTGAAGAAGACGATCACCGACGCATTTAACGGAGATTTTTCAGGATTAGCGGAATTCATTCCGAATATCATCGGAATCATAATCGGCGGTATTCCGGGATTAATGGTCGCAGGATCGAAATACTTGCCGGCGATCGCGAAAGGTATCGAGCAGAATATGCCGAAGATTCTCGAAACAGCGACTAAAGCCGTTAACTCTTTCGTCAACATGATCGTAAAGAATCTCCCTATTCTCCTACAAGCGGGTATTCAGATTATCCAAGGTTTGCTAGACGGATTTACTCAATCACTACCTAGTATTCTAGCGGCCGTAACGCAGCTTATCGATTCGCTTGTCCAGACGATCGTCACTTTATTACCCGCGTTGATCGGTGCCGGCATTTTGATCTTGACTTCGCTAATCGAAGGAATAGTCGAGGCGCTGCCGCAAATCATCCAGGCGGCGACAACAATGCTGACGACGCTGATTAATACGATCGTAACGCTTATGCCGATGATTATCCAGGCCGGAATACAAATTTTAAATGCGTTAATTTCTGGGATTATCCAGGTTCTTCCACAACTGATCGAAGCGGCGTTACAGTTAATTCTCGCACTTGCAAACGCGATCCTTGAAAATTTACCAACGATCATTAACGCAGGGATTCAAATTTTAACTAGTTTGATTGACGGCATCATTCAAATTCTTCCGCAGCTCATCGAAATGGCGATTTATCTAGTCGTTACTGTAGCGCAAGCGTTAATCGAAAATCTACCGAAAATCATTGACGCCGGGATTCAGTTATTGCTTGCTCTTATTGACGGGATTCTCCAAAACCTACCGCAATTAATTGAGGCAGCGATAGAGCTCATCTTTGCTATTGCGCAGGCTTTGATAGAACATCTTCCTGAAATACTGGATGCCGGGATGCAGATCCTCATGGCGGTAGTTGATGGGATCATGCAAATGCTGCCGGAATTATTTTCAGTGGGTATGGAAATTGTCGGTGAAATTGCCGGCGCAATTATAGATAACAGCGGCCAAATTTTTGATGTAGGCGCTGATATAGTCAACGGTTTATGGGAAGGTATAGATTCGATGAAAGGGTGGCTCAATACCCAAATAGGCGGATTTGTAGACAGCGTTACGGACTCCTTTAAATCCTTCTTCGGAATTCACTCGCCGTCACGTCTATTCCGTGATGAAATCGGTAAATTCCTTCCGATGGGGCTTGCGTTAGGTATCGGGCGCAATATTGGCGTTGTCAAAGCGGCTGCAAACGAAATGGCAAATGCTGCGCTAATCAATCCGCAATCTTACGCTGTCAATCCGAGCATGGCGCTTGCCGGAGGAACACTCGGAACGGTTAAATACGCGGTTGAGTCCGGAAACGGAGTAGATCCGAAACAACAGCAGCCGATTGTTATCGAATCTGTATTCGTGGTTGATAGCGAAGAGCTTGGCCGTATGACAGAAAGCGCAGTCAGCGCTGAACAAGGCAAGAAAATAACGATCACAAACTATATGCGAGGTGAATGAGGTTGAGTACGACTATCACGACGTTAACCGGAGCCGTTTATGACTTAGACGAAATCGGCATCACAACCCGTGAATTTAATCCGTCTTCTCCTTCACCTCGTCATTCAACGGAGCAAGTCGACGGATTAAACGGGCTTGTTGATTGCGGAACAACATACGATGCCAGGACGATAAAGTGTTCGTTCTATTTAAAGGCCGCGGATATTCCGGATTATTACTTAATGCGCGACGAAGTATTTAAACTGTTTGAAACGCGGCAGCCGTTCTATATTACGGAATCGTATAATCCAGGTAAACGCTGGCTCGTCAAAACAAACGCATCATATTCGATCGATCAACAACGAATATACGGTATGTTCGATATCGAGCTTATTGCGTTCAGTCCGTTCGCAGAATCGATCGGAACCACGCTTAATCCGTTCACTTTCGATTCGGACTTATGGCAGATCGGCGAAGGGCTAATCGATGAGACTCCGGCATATAAGCACAAAACAACCTCGTTTAAAATTTTCAATGCAGGAACCGAGACGATTAACCCTCGCCAGTTTCCGTTAGTTATCGTGTATAAAGGTGCGTCTAAAAACCTGACGATCACTAACAAGACGACAGGCGACGTTTGGAAATATACCGGATCAACAGCGTCAGGAGATACGATCATTCTTAACGGAGTACGAGCAACGAAAAACAACGTTAGCATATTCGGCGCTACTAATCGAAAGCTACTTACGATAGCGCCCGGTTGGAACGACTTTAAATTATCGGGTACGAGCGGAAGTTTCGAAATCTCATTCGACTTTCGCTTTTACTATTTATAGGTGGTGGTTGCGTGAAAGATTTATTTATACGAAGCCTTTCCGGACAGTTCGAAATGCTAACGGATTTTAGTACGACTCGTAAGAACGCGATCAACAACCAAAAGACTATCGACGTATCTGGCGTGTTGACTGACCGAAATCAGCACGCTTTTCCTTTAGTACAGAACGAGAATTTTCTGATCTACGACGAGGAAGAATACGTCATTATAAACTCGTCAATCAAGCCCTTCGGAAACAAATTAAAAGCGACCGCGACGGCAATTCATCGGATGTTTGTCGATCTGGATAACATGTACATTTATGACGTAATCAAAGGAGAAAAGGCGCTTTCTATTGACGACATGCTTAAATTTGCGCTCGCGGGCTCCGGATATTCTTATCAAGTCGATACAACAGGCCTAGCGAAGTCTGTAACCGTAGAGAACTTCGGAGATTCGAGGTCCCTTGCGTTACTGAACTCTATCGCGGAGAAGTTCGGAATTGAATACGAATGCGTCAATAAAACGATCTATATTGCGAAAGAGATCGCCAGGCATACCGACAATCAGCTTAGATATGCGTTCAATATTAAAGAGCCGTCAAAAGACATCGATACAAGTTCGCTCAAGACGTACATTCGAGGATTCGGTAAAAACGTCACAGCGGAGTATAAAAGCCCGTTAGCGGAAGTCTTCGGTGTTCGGCACGCAGATCCGGTTCGCGATGACCGGTACACCGATAAAGAGAGCTTACTTTCGCGATTAAAGTCCGAACTCCACGATCGCATCGACATATCGATCACGCTCACCTACGTCGAGCTACAGTCGTTAGGAATTCAAGACATCCGAAAAGGGGATTACGTTTGGTGTATCATCGAACCGTTCGAAATAGACGTACAGATTCGCGTCGTTCAAGTCGAGGATTACTCGGACCCCTCTAAATCTCCGAAATATACACTCGGGTCTATTACGAGAAAATCGACGGACATCGTCTCCGACTTTAAACGAACGCAAAGGACCGTTTCAAAGATCGTCGACTCTAATACCGGAAAGATTCGCGAAAGCTCAATTAAGATCGGCAGCAAAACGACTTTCGATCCGGGATACGATCCAACGAAGCTTAACATTCCTCAGTACGGACTTGCCTCGGCGAATTCGGACGGGTTGATGAGCTCGTCTGACTACGTAAAGCTCGCGAATATTCTTGTCGGACCCGACGGGAAAGTTATTGTCGATTTGGCGTCGGAGATCACTAACGGCTTGATGAGTTCTGCCGATTTTATAAAACTGAAGCGGATTATTATGCCGGCAACAGGCAACGTCGATATGCAGTCGATATTGGATCGAATTGCTGCGCTCGAGGCGAAAGTAGGAGGACAATGATAAAGGAGGAGACGAATGGCGAAATATCCGTACAGAAAAGCCGGTAGTGCGTGGGATCGCATTTTCCGGAACAACTACAATCAGAACATGGAAGATATTGAATCGGATATAAGAAGCGCAAATTATGATTTAGATGCGCATAAAAAAGCTCGAACCGCCCACACGTCGGATCAAATCGACCACGGCGGTTTTTCTTTGCGAACTTATATAGACGGTCTGTACAATCGATTGCGCAACTTAATTTTAAACGCAGACGGGACCAACGTTAAAGAAGTAGTCGATGCGCGGGTCGGTGCTGATGGCGAAGTATTTCCGTTGCTTAAAGAACGGTTAGACACGGAATACGTTAAGCTTTTGCAGAAAATCAAACGGACGGTAAACGTTGATGATTTCGGAGCAGATCCGACAGGCGTCAACGACAGTACAGAAGCGTTCCAAAAAGCGCTCGGAACCGGTAAAGTCCGGTTGGTTCTATCCGCCGGAACTTATCTCGTAAAAGGCGTCAAACTTCCGTCCTGGACGTATATGGTCGGCCAGGGAATCGGAGTTACTACGCTAAAACTTCACGAGGATACGCCGGCCAGCGAATGGGTCGTAACCAACGCGGATCATACGAACGGAAACCGAAATATCATGGTCGAAGGAATGTCGCTAGACTGGAACCCGGATCGACAAGGCGGTCTTGGACCGACCGGCGGGCTACATTCGAGCTGCCTAACCTTAGCGAATGTTAAGTTCGGGATCGTGCGCGAAGTAGAAGGCATCAATCCAGCCCTTCACTGCTTCGATGCGTCTGCGCCTACCTACAATATTTCGGACTCTGACTATACGAAAAACGGTTGTCGGTATATCTGGTTCGATCGATGCGTCGGATCTGGATATGGTGATGACGGAGTGACTACGCACTACAGCGAGTACATTTTCATCACAAACTGCGTCATGACGAATCCGAGCGGAAAGGCGCATGCGACGGGGTCCTCAAACTCGAACGGTATCGAAGTCGATGACGGATCTAAAAACGTTTGGGTCATCGATTGTTTTACGTCCGGCAATGTTCGCGGTTACGAGGTGAAGGCGCACACTGAATGGCCGGCGCCGTCAAACGTTCATATTCGCGGTTGTGAATCCTACCGTGACGTCCGCGCGTTTGACCTTCGGCATATCGGCCATCACTTAGCAACTGAGCCGTGGAGCGAAACGGCACGAGACGTAACACTAGTCGATTGTACGGCACGCGAGCCGATATTCAACGATCTATATGCCGGACTTGAACCGAAAGCGCTCGTCGTTTCGGCTTATCAGCGTGTCATGATTTCGAATTTCCGTGCGATTGGAGACCCGACTTACGACTATAAAGGAACGTCAGCGATCGCATTCCAGTACAAGAGTCGGAAAATAAACGTTAACGGGTTGCAAATGTACGGTTTCGCTAAAGCCGGTTCCGATATTCACGTTACCGGAGGAGATCAACGAACGGATGACGTCTTTATTTCGAACTTTGCGATTCATGATTCGGCCCCTACCGCTATCAGTTTGGGCGGCGGCGTATATCAGGTTACATTAATGAATGGTATCGCTCACACAAGCGGCGGAACTGCCGGAATCACGTCTCCGAATAACCAGGCGAATATCATTGCGGTACGTGCCTACGGATACACAGATGCGGCCGTTATTGGAGGCGAGCGCTATTCATCCGTACCAAACAACATTAAGAGCGGATTTCGCGCAGCTTCGTCTTCTGGATCGCCTATATCAAATACAAGCGCAATTATTGCGTCTACTGGCAACGGAAAAACGAAAGGTGACGCAAACGCGCTCATCGCAACTCGTACCGGATCAACAACGGAAGGATCGCGTTCTGTCGTAATGGGATCGAATAATTCCCACGTTAAAGGGTCCGGCTTAGTTTCGGCATTGGTCCTCGGTTCCGTAAACGTCATCAACGACAAGAGCTATACGACTGTTTGGGGATTCGGAAGCGAGCCGTCTACAGCGAATAAACGAGTCGAAATTAACGCCCAGGCGGGATCGGTTCGGGGGATTGGAGCCGTCGAAAGCGTATCCGATCTAAAGGACCTTGCGGAGTATTTCGAATCGAAAGACGGTAGTAAAATCGAGTCCGGATATCTTGTAACGCTTGATGGCGACAAAATCCGAAAAGCGCAAAAAGGCGAAAGGATACTCGGGGTTATCTCGGAGACGGCCGGCGTTATTATGGGTGGAGCAGCGTTCTATTGGAACGACCGGTACCTCCGAAATGATTTCGGCGGACTTATTTACGAAACAGTTACCGTAGATGGCGAGAAATACGTGGTTCCAAAGGAAAATCCGAACTATGATCCAGATCTCGAATATGTTCCACGCGAAGAACGTGATGAATGGCATATCGTAGGGCTGATCGGGCAAGTTTTCGTCCGTGTAGACGAAACGGTTCGGGTCGGGGACTATATCGTTCCAAACGACGGAACCGGCACGAAATCGGAAGACGGATCGGGTCTTTTTGTGATGCGGATGCACAAGGAATATGATGCGGATAAAGGATACGGGGTCGCCCTAGTCTTTATTCATCCGCAAATGTAGAGGAGGGGCCGGATGATATATAAAGATTCAAGCGTTCAATTCGATGTGAACTCGCAGATAAAGCGGATTATATCGGTGAACATTCAATACAGCACGCAAGACATCGGAACGGCAAAAATAACGTTCAAGCTGACGAAGGACGGCGAACCGTTGCCGATCTCAAACGCAACACACGGCAAGCTATTCATGCGGATGGCGGACGGTAGCGAGTTTTACGTTAATACGGAAGTCGGGGACGCTTTTGAGGGCGTCCTTTTTTACGTCCTGACCAGCGATCAAATTAAGCACGCTGGAACCGTAACGGCAGAGCTTTACGTTAGTTATGACAACGGACAGAGTCTAAGCGTTCATAAATTTTCGTTTGAGATCGATAAGGCGCTCGTCGATGCCAATATCGCTCCACTTGCGGAATACTATATCGAAGATTTCGAAGATCTGAAGGCGGATATCAACAAAACTACGGATGAGATCAACCAAACGCTCAACGAAATAAAAGCGAAGTTTGACGAATTCGAGAATATCGAAACGAAGGCCGGCGCCCAAGCGAAGGCGGATGCAGCGGAAGCGAACGCGAAAGCTTATACGGACCTACACGCAGCTAAAACGGACAATCCGCATAAGGTCACGAAATCCCAGGTCGGCTTGGCTAACGTTGATAACGTAAAGCAGGCGGCGAAGACGGATTTCGATACGCATGTCGCGGATAATGTACGGCATATTACGGCTGACGAGCGAACGAAGTGGAACGGAAGTCAGTTATTTAAAGTAACCAATGACGTCGGAGGCGTTTATACATCAATAACGGATTCTGACGATTTTTATACGAAGATTATCCAAAGCGGGAGACGGTTCGGTACTTTTTATTCTACGGGCAAAGCAACAAACGCGGCTTCTACTAACTCTACAAGAGGCGTTTTTCATATGACGTCGACCGATAGTAATGGGAAGCCTTCGTACGGTTACGTTATTGCGATCGACTGGCAAAATAACATGTTTACGAATTATTTAGACCCGAATTTAGGATGGCAAGGGTGGCGTCGTGTTTTAACTTCGTCTGACCTATCGCCGGCCTGGAATAACGTGACGCTCATAAACGGAGCTAAACAGGATTCGGTGTATCCGTTGAAATTTTCCGTTAGCAACAACGTTCTATGGTTGCGCGGATCTTTCGGTACATTACCGGCTATCGGAACATCTGTCGCGAAATTTACGAATAAGCCGACGCAGACAGTCGATTTTGTCGTACCGACGATCGGTTCCTATGGAACAGCCCGGTTTGCGCTTACGACTGACGGTGATTTAAGGTATGACGGTATGCTGGCGAACGATAGCGCAAGTGTGTCGCGAGTCTCATTTAACATCGGAATTCCACTATGGTAACGGAGGCGATGAATATGCACGTTCTTTTCTACGATGAGAATTTCAAATATGACGGCGAGGCCGATATCGAAATAAATACTGAGGAAGGCGAGGAGCTGCCGCCAAATTGTACAACAGCTTTAATTCCTGCGGGACTTTACGATCCAAAGTATGATCCGAAAAAAGGCGTTTGGGTTGAGTCGGCGACACAAGACTATATCGACAGTGTGAAGCCGCCTGCACCGAAACCAAGCGAAATCGAAGTCCTGTCTCAGCAGGTCGCGGATCTATACTATCTAATTGCGATGGGAGGAGCGTAATATGATAGATTGGTTCACGTATATCAAAGGGTTTTATGAAAAGGGTCGATGGACGAAAAAACAAGTTTATGATGTCGTTGCCGTCGGCCGCATCACGCCGGAACAATACGAAGAAATTACCGGGGAACCGTACGATCCCAATACGCCTCCCAGCGAAGACCCTTCTGGGGAAACTAGCGAATCTACTGGGACTAACGAAGAAGTGAGCGGACAGGAGGCGTAGTCATTGGGCGGAGAATTAGACGTAATCAAATATTTCCTAACACAAGGGCCGTTCGCGGTCCTTTTTACGTGGCTGCTGATTTACGTCATGAAATCGAACCGTGAACGTGAGTCGCGGCTACAAGATCTACTCGATAAATTCAGCGATAAATACGACGTCATTATCGACAAGCTCGATAGGCTCGAGGAAAAGTTTCGCGGAAGAGATTAACGCAGCCCGTTCGGTGAGAGTCCGGCGGGCTTTTTATATACGGAAAAATAACGAAAGGGAGACGATTGCATGGCGATCACAGTAAAGAAAAATCTCGTTCCATCCAGTAAGTATTCGGTTAAATGTCCGTATTCAATGGATGCGAAGTACATCACGTTCCACAATACGGCAAACGACGCATCAGCAGCGAATGAGATTGCGTACATGATTCGGAACAACAACGAAGTATCGTATCACTTCGCGGTAGACGATAAGGAAGTCGTTCAGGGACTTCCGACTAACCGTAACGCCTGGCATTGCGGAGACGGTAACGGTGTTAATTCCGGAAACCGTACGTCTATTGGCGTCGAGGTCTGCTATTCGAAATCAGGCGGCGCTAAGTATAAAGCGGCTGAAAAGCTGGCGATTAAATTCATTGCGCAACTATTGAAGGAGCGCGGTTGGGGCGTTGATCGCGTCAAAAAACACCAGGACTGGAACGGAAAATACTGTCCGCACCGTGTACTCGATGAGGGACGTTGGGACGAAGTAAAAGCGGCCATCGCTGCGGAACTTAAAGCGCTCGGAGGAAAGTCGTCTAGCCCTGCAAAACCAGCGTCTAAGCCATCCGGAAAGACTTATACCGTCAAGAAAGGCGACACGCTTTCGGAAATCGCGGTTAAAACAGGCGTCAGCGTGGCGAAACTTCAGTCCTATAACGGCATTAAAAATCCGAATAAAATCACGGTTGGCCAAGTGCTGAAGCTTACGGGAAGCGGCGGTTCCAAGTCGTCATCAAGCGGTAAGAAATACGTTTACCTTCCGGCATCTGCCGATTCATGGCGCATCTATCCGACAAACAAAGCGCCAGTCAAAGGGAACGAGATAAACTATTTGCGTCCGAAAAAATTTGGCGGCCTTAAATACGAGATCCTTGCGAATCCACAAACGGACGTCTATACGATCAAAACGGATCAGTTCGGAAAAGTGAATATCTACGCGGCGAAATCAACCGGCGCAACTGTAAAATAATCGAAAAGGGAGACGATATTATGAACGTAAAGACAACTGAAAAAATTAGCGCAGGCACAATCGCTCGGTTCGTGCTACTTGCGCTTGCACTTGTTAACCAGACGCTTACGATGACGGGTCACAGTCCGATTCCGGTCGATGAAGACGGCGTACAGCAATTTATTTCGCTCGCATTTACCGGAGCAACTTCGTTATGGGCGTACTGGAAAAATAACGATGTGACGAAGAAAGCGCGGACTAAAGGAGAATAGTTAGCGGAACAATTTCGGAGAGGACGTTTGAGACGTTTTCTCCGATCATTTTTCATTGCATTTTCCATATGCAAAAACCTGTCATACTTTTGCCACCTAAGGATGATTAAAAAATTTACGATAGGAAATCCTAAAAAAGAAAACGTAGCGTGCAGAAAAACTTGTTTTCGTTATGCCAATATTTTATAATCGTAATATACATTGACTATTCGCTGAATGTATAGTGCGGTTACCATCTCAAAAAGGGTGATCGAAATGAGCGAAAGTGGGGATGATAAAATGGGCGTAGCAAAACCAATCAAGCCTATGCGTATTGAATTCGAAACTGAAAAGCAAGCAGAAGAGTTTGAAAAATGGGCTTACTCTAAAGAAACGTCTAGGAGCGAAAGTGCTATCCGTGTTCGGGAGGCGCTAGCAGCTTATAGAAAAATGAAAAAACGATCTAGGTGATTGAAGAGTGGCTCAGCTGGTTGAACTGTTTGACGAGGTTCTTTCCCCAGAGCATCGATCAAAAGTAGATAATTTCAAATGCGAATCGGAGAAAGATGTAGAAATCTTTTTAAAAAAGGATTCTTGGGAGTTACAGGAGTATAACATGACCCTTACCCGACTGTTCTTCAATAAAGATGGAGATCTCGTTGGGTATTTTACTTTGTTCAATGAATCTGTACCAAAAGTGGGCAAAGATAAATTAATAAAAGAGAATTGGAAATTGCCTAATTCAGAAAAAAGTTATCCTGCTGTCAGATTACATTATCTCGGAGTAGATGAGAGGTACCAAAAGCAAGGAATAGGATATACGATATTAATATCGGCTATCGATGTTTGCACAAAAATTTCTAAACTATCTGGTTGCACATTCGTCTCTGTACAGGCTTTGAACAGTGCGGTGGAGTTTTATGAAAAATACCATTTCAAACGGGTTGCAACAGAAAAGAAGTATGTTAATATGTTACTTAAATTAGAAGATGCTGAAGAATAAATCACATAACCCAATCAGACGAAGACTGCCGAAACCGATCGGCGGTCTTTTTGTGGTTGCGAAACGCGAAGGAACGACTAAGTAAGCGGAACTTTTTGCGGGCGCCTGCGTATAAAAGCGTAGGTGCTCGTGGTACATAAATGAGCTTGCGGGAGACGCTGCCGATCGAGTATAATTTTACCTATGAGGAGGGGAACAATTGAAAGAAACGCCTTTTTACAAAACGAATTGGTTCATTATACTTATGATAATCGTTCTTTTTCCGGTCGGCTTAATTCTAATGTGGACTAATAGAAAATGGACGTTTATTACTCGGATCATTGTAAGCTGCATAGTTGTCGTATTAGCGATAGTCGGATATTATACGCAGAGCCCGCAGTCAGAAAAAGTATCAGCCCAGGTTGATGCGGAAAACAAGATTACAAAACCTGTGAAGAAAACAAAACAAGAGGAAAAAACAAAAGATGATCAATCTGTAAAAGATGAAAAGGAAACAAAAACTAATAAAGAAGAAACATCAGTGACGGAAGAAACAAAAAATGAAAAAGAAAAACCCGAAGTGAATAACGAAGAAAAGAGTAAAGAAGAGATAGAAAAAATTATCGAAAAGACTGTAGGTGAAAAATCTGGAGAAAATCCGAAGATTAGTGACTTGGAAGTATCTGATCTTCTGGAATCCAATACAAAAACCGTCAGGACAGTTAATGTGACTTTGAACGGTAATGATAACCTTACCGCTAATATGATCCGCGAGGGCATGCTAATCGAAGCCAAACAACTCATCCCTAAGATTTTCGAAGATAAAAAAGTAGGACGAGTAATTCTTACATGGAAATTCCCTTTAATAGATTTAAAAGGTAACTCAGACGCTAAAAAAGTCTTGTCTATACAAATCGAACGCAAAACAAACGATGAAATAAACTGGGATCATTTCAATTTTAATAACTTCAATAAAGTTGCTGATCACTATTATGAGCACCCCACATTAAGCAAAGATTGA